ATTGTTGTTGTTATCAATCTGGAATAGCGGATCGCCGAATGTATCTGCTAAATCTCTCTGCGAAGTAAGCAAGTAAGGTTTACCTGCATTAGCTTTTAATGTTCCTTGTGCGGTTCCTGTTCCAGCTGCGTTTGTCTTATTGCTTGCAGATGCAACAAAAACCATTGGTACTGTACCTGGTTCAGCTGGAGTGTAGAAACTCTCGTCAATTACGCTAACCTGTACGCCTGGTGATGTCAATGCCATATCGTTTTCTCCTATTGGATTGTTATTGTTAGTATTTAGCATACTACGATAAATTTATACGAGTTATAGCGGTATAAAAGGGGCCGAAAAGGTGAGGTAAATACAATATGAGACCATTATGCAAGTGCGGCCAGCGTCCTGCGGCTATAAACTATAAAAAAGAGGGCAAAGTTTATTATCGTAAACTATGCGAACGCTGTTTACGTAATGGGGTTAGCCACGGAGTACCTAAATGGAAACAACGTGGCTATGTCAAGAAAGACTTTTGTGAGAAGTGCAATTTTAAAAGTAAACACATTGAGCAATTCAATGTGTTTCACATAGATGGAGATCTAAATAATTGCAGTCCTATGAACTTAAAAACTATCTGTGCAAACTGTCAACGTACTCTACAAAAAGAAGGAGTGCGGTGGAAACAGGGAGACTTAGTTCCTGACTTCTAAGTAACTCATTAATTGATCTAAATTAAACTTTAAGTCTTCCAGTGTACCGTTGTTGTCAATTGTAAAGTTAGCCATCCATTGTTCTAAACTCATCGAGTCTTTAGATTCGACCTCTAAGTGCATACTGCGATCAACCCAAATACAGTAATCAAATACACCAGTATTTTGCATTGCAAAGAATTCACGCTTGTTGCGCAGCCCACAATAAATATCATAGGCTTCAAACATCTCTCTACCTAAAGTCGCTGCATCAGGTACATTATAATCGCAGATAGCATTATACCATTCTGCTCTGTGATTATGCCTATCAGCGTAACACTCTTCCTCATTAGCATATCCATACTTGTCCTTTAGATCATTGTATATAAATTGTTTACTGCAAAACTTGCTGCTGCTTTCAAAAGTATATCCATAGCAGTCACGAAGCATTTCGCACACAGTATCTTTGCCATGGCGGCCATGCCCTATTACTAGTAACTTGGGTTTACTCATATGAATCTCCTAACATTTAAATATATTATACATTAAAAGCTAGGTAGTGTCAACCGTTAATCGTAGTGACCGCCTAGTACAGCAACACGGTTTATATCATTTTGATAAACTTGTTCTTCACGTTCTGCATACGCTTGATCAAAGCCTTGTTCGTGGATATACATTTCGTTATTACCCCAAAGTCTTTTAAAATATGAATTGTAGGTTTTTTCGACATCTTCATCGGACCAACTTATATCAATAAGTTTTCCTTTGATTATCCAATTAAGTCTATTGGCTTCTTTACGCACATATGGTGAACACATTAGCTTCTCCTTGTTACATACTGTATTTACAATATAACAAGATGTTGGCGCTAACGTTGGTGGTTTTAAGTCATTGAAATCATTAGATTATTTTCTTCAATGATTTCAATAAGTTAGCCAATTGAAAAACTATAACCTGTGCCGCCGGCCATAGCCATTGCTACTTCATTTTCAAGTTTTTCTATTTCTTGTTGTGCTTCAGATTTTAAACTAGACCCATTCAAACTTGTGCCGCCTTGTGGTCCTGCAATAGTAGCAAATTTTTCTCTTGCTTCGCCTAGCATATATTTGCAAGTTGCAAGAGTATAATCTTTAATCCATTGTTCTGACATATAATCACTTAACAATTGCTCATCTGGACGATAATTATACGCCATTAACATAATTGTCTCTTCTGACCTTGGTCGTTGTAACAATGTAAGTTTTTTTGTACTAGCATTCCAAGTAAACTCAATAAATCCACCAAACATTCTGCCAACAAGTTCTTGATATTGACTAAACATATCATATGTTGCTAGTCCTCCCATGTTACTACTTGATAGTAAGTATGCGTTTGTGTATGCTAAACTAAACGGATCAAATAAACTGCCGCCGCCATTCGCGCTACTAGTATAAAGACTAACATTAACTATGTCGTTTAAATTTAAGGGAGTAGAAAATATAATACTACGTGTGCCGTTGTCCGTAGTATATGCAGTTGTTGCAACGTTATTTACATTCACTACAATTGTATTGACTGCGCTAATATTATAGTTTATATTAAACATTGCTTGTGATGCAGCAGCAGTAAACGATTGAGTAAATATCGGGCCGCCTGATGCTGATGTACTTGGGCGTGATCCAATACTTCTACGAAAAATCTGGCGAACTTCTATAACTTCATTTCCTAAAATATATTCATTTTGATCTGGAACTGTCTTTAAAAACAGATAACTTTCTTCAACTGAGTTATCACTCCGCTGTCTAAATCTAGACAGTGCTTTTTTTAATGCAGTTTCGTAATGAATAGGATCGAGTTCAACGTCAACCATACCCCCGCCTAGCAGCGTGTTTACATAATCATATACTTCTTGTTTTGTAGTTGTCATTATAAAGTGTCTCCATTAGTATTTATCGTTACTGTCCAAAGACGCTAAATATGTATATGCCAAGATTAAGTTTATACAAACCGCAAAAAGGTAACGATTATCACTTTATAGACAAACAAGTCTATGAGATGTTTACAGTTGGCGGCACAGACATTAACATACACAAGTTCCTAGGAGCAGAGAATCCTAGTGACGCAGACGCAACAGCTGATCAACCTCAATACGATGCTGTTAAGGAAACAAACATACAAGATTTGTTATTCCTTGAAAACAGAGATCGCAAGTATGATCCGGATGTATACACAATGCGTGGAATATATAATGTTCAAGATCTCGACTTTAATTTAAGTCAGTTTGGATTGTTCCTAAGTAATGACACACTGATGCTAACAATACATATTAATAGTAGTGTTAAAACAATCGGACGAAAAATTATAGCGGGCGATGTAGTTGAATTGCCTCATTTAAAGGATGAGTACGCACTAAATGATTATAGTGTTGCACTTAAACGTTTTTACGTAGTAGAAGATGTTAATCGTGCAGCAGAAGGATTTAGTCAAACTTGGTATCCGCATTTATATCGTTTAAAACTTAAACAAATATATGACGGTCAAGAATTTAAAGAAATACTCGACTTGCCTGCAGAAGAAGATGCGCCAGGTGGGAATACACTTCGTGACTTGCTTTCAACATACGATAAAGAAATGCAAATTAACAATGCCGTAGTTGCACAAGCAGAATCAGATGCTCCTAAAAGCGGTTATAACACAAGTCATTATTTTAGTTTACAACTAGATGCAAACGGAAATACCGAATTAGTAGATACCAACAGCGACGATGTGCCAGACACTATGCAAACTCCAGACCGCGAAGGTTATAACGGTTATTTATTAGGAGACGGAATTCCAACTAATGGCGAAGTATTTGGATTTGGTATTGCATTTGCGCCAGGTCCAGAAACAGGTGATTTCTTTTTACGTACAGATTTTTCACCAAATAGATTATTTAGATATGACGGCGCACGATGGGTAAAGCAAAAAGATAATGTAAGAATGACATTAACAAATACAAATACCCGTGCAACACAAAAAGGTACATTTGTTAACAATAGCAATACTAATACAATTGGTGGTGTTACAACAACAGAACGTCAAAGTTTGTCCCAAGCACTTAAACCAAAGGCAGATAATTAATGCAATATAAAGATATAAAATTAGTAGAAACCGCCAAACCTTTGATATTATGTAGGTCACTAAAACGTGCTGCACGTGAACAACGTCCGAACGGATTAAAACTTGCACGAACTGCAATGGAAAAATATCTATTAGATTTTCCTGAAGATCGCGAATATTTAGAGAATTGTTTTGCCGGTGCCGGTAGTGCCGGAACAGCGACTACAGGTGACGGTCCAGGTGCCGGAATAGAAGGACCGGGTATTGCTGCTGGTGGTACTGGAGACGGAGTTGCATCAGGCAAGGACGGCGACGATCTAGGTAACAACGATGACGGCAACGGAAGAAGTGATCAGGATTCTAATTCAGACTCTACTGCTGCCGGGGACGGTGATGCAGATAATAGCGGAACAACCGACGGTAATGCAGATAACGCAACTGCTTTAAAGGCAAGTGCTGACGAATTAGAGCGGTTGTTAAATGCAGAAGATTGGCAAGGTGCCAAAGACCTTATTGATGGTGATCCTAAATTACAAGAATTAGTTCCTGACAATATTATAACAGACTTAGATGCAGTTATAAAAGCAGAAGCTGAGGCTGTAGAATCAGACAGATTAGCAGACGAAGCAGAAAAAGCAAAAGAAGAAGCCGAAGCAAGAGCTGAACAAGATAGAGCAGATCAAGAGGCTAAAAATGCTGTAGAGGCTGCTGCTGAGGAACAACGATTAGCTGACGAGGAACAACGATTAGCTGACGAGGCTAGACAAAAACGAATAGATGCAGCACAAGCTGAGGCTGCCAGAATAGAAGCACAGCAGATTGCCGACGCTGCAGAAGATAAACGTCTTGCTGACAAAGCAGAAGCTGATAGAAAAGCAGCTAAAAAACTAGAAGATGAAAAACAACGTATAGCCGATGAAGCAGAAGATGCTCGAGAAAAAGCAGCCGAAGAGCCAGCACCTGCTCCTTCAATTGAGCCAGTTGTGCCAGCACCGTCAGGGCCTGGGGTAGATATTCCATTAATACCATGGAATGTGGAGGAATAATGAGATATAAAGATATAAAAAAAATAATAGTACGTGAAGAAAATAAAGAGTTACCTACAAAAGATGCATATATTGTCCTAGTACGGTTTACAGATGATTCACAAATACGTATTGGTCCTATTCCGGTAGATGTTCTTACAAGTACTGATTTTAGAGAAAAATTAATAGCTAGACTCAAACTATCGTATAATGAATTAATTGTTTCAAGGTTTTACATTGAAGGTGAGCCAGGTTCTAAATACCCGTTTGATGTATTAAAGAGAGACGAAATTGCCGATCCTGACGATGTCGATGCTGTACCAGATTTTAGTGACGACAATAGTGACACATCAGATATTGGCGAAATTGAGCCTCAAGACGGTGACGCAACTTCCAGCGATGACGACAAACAAGAATTTCCTGTACAAACTGGATCTTTTGTTGCAACAACAGCTGATCAAGCTGAACGGCACAACGCCTGGGCCGATAGAGTTGATAAGGATCGAGATAATAAACACGACGAAACTGGCAAAGAAGTAACGCGAATGAACGATCAGGGCAAGCTTGTAGATGCTGACGGCAATATATTAGATACTCCGTATAATAACATCAATATTCCGACGTATGACCCTAGTGAGTTTGGCGGAGGTAGCGAAGGTGAAGAAGGTGAAGGCGGTGAAGAAGGCATTGAAGGTACTTCGGAAATTGTATCTGATTTGTTTGATGCAATGCGCGGACTCGGAACCGGCGAAACTAAATTAATTAATGCACTAAAGCAAATTAAATCATCAGTTCATTTAAATCAAGTAATAAAGATGTACCGAGAAACACATAATAGTAGTATGCCTAATGATATAATAAATGAATTTTTCTATGACCTAGGAAAAAATACACCAAATGTTATAAAAGAAGTTAACGAAATAATGGTTCCGTTAGGTTGGAAATTAATAGGTATGCGATTCTCGACCCTTAGATGGGAAAAAGTAGGTAACGAATAATGCAACATTTTTATGATGGCCAAATACGCAGATACATAACACAAATGGTACGTCTAATGAGTAACTTTAGTTACAAAGACGGCAAAGGAGCTCTTACACAGATTCCAGTAATGTATGGCGATTTGACTCGTCAAGTTGCAAATATTATTAGAGAAAATAGTGAAAATAAAATTCCAAGTGCACCTAGGATGGCAGTATACATAACTGGTCTTGAACTTGACGCGGCACGACTAAGCGATAGTAGTTATATTAACAAAGTTAATATTAGAGAACGTGCATACGATGCTGACGGTAACGAATATTTAAACACCGAAGGTAAAAACTATACAGTTGAAAGACTAATGCCTACTCCGTACACATTAAATGTCAATGTTGATATCTGGAGTTCAAACACTGATCAAAAATTACAAATTCTAGAACAAATATTAATGTTGTTTAACCCAAGTTTAGAAATACAAACAACTGATAATTATATTGACTGGACTAGTTTAAGTGTAGTGCATCAAACAGGTATTACTTTTAGTAGTAGGTCTATTCCTACTGGAACTGAAAGTGATATTGACATTGCTACAATTTCGTTTACTACTCCAATATATATTAGTCCACCTGTTAAAGTTAAACGATTAGGTGTAATTACCCAAGTTATACAAAGTATATTCAATGAAAGTCAAGGCACAATTGATTTAGACTTATCAAGAGCAGGCAGGTATTCATCAGATACTCCACAAGCCGACATTACAACTAAGATAGAATCTGTTGATAATTTTGGTAATATTACCGGAATCGAAGAACAAAATACAAACAAAGATACAAGTATCACTAGTGTTGATACTCCGATAGTTACTTCACACGATAATTATGGCCTATTAGTAATGGGCACAACTGCTAAACTAGTACATAAAGGTGTAGTTGGTTCAGAAACATGGACAGGTTATTTAAAATCAATGCCGTTTGAATTTAGTTCAGGTGTTACTGAATTAAGATTATCTAGGGAAGATTTAACAAATGATATTGTAGGCACTGTTGTAGTTAATTCAATTGATCCTTACGAATTAGCAATTGTTTGGGACACTGACACAATGCCTGCAGATACAATCATGCACGGTCCTAATGGTGATAGAAATAAAATTGATTATATTATTAATCCTTATAAAACTAACCCTACTGATTTAAAATCAAGCAATCCGCGCATACTAATACTAGACAGTATAAATGATGGCGCAAGTGTGCAAGATTCGTCATATGACGGTCCTGATGCTTGGAAAAATACTGATGGCACTGATTTTGTAGCAAGTGTTAATGACATCATTGAATGGGACGGTACTAATTGGAGTATAGTATTTGATGCTAGCACTGATGATAGTACTATTGTTTACACATCTAATCTTAATACAGGTAAACAATACAAATATGAAAACAATGAATGGGTACTAGCATACGATGGTGAGTATCCAAGAGGCACCTGGAGATTAGCATACTAAGATAATTATTAGTATGAAGGAAACAAATATTATTTGTAGTGGTGCTATTGTCTATGCCCAAAGTACTAAACGCTTTTTATTCTTACACAGAGTAAAAGGTCGTGCTGGTAATTTGTGGGGATTAGTAGGTGGCACTAACGAAGGTACCGAAACGCCTTGGGAAGGTCTAAAACGTGAAATCTTTGAAGAGATTGGCGAAATCTCAATTAAGAAAACCATGCCCTTAGAAACATTTATTAGCAATGACAGTCGCTTTCATTTCCATACATACTTATGTGTTGTGGGACAAGAATTTATACCAACATTAAATGATGAACATAACGGTTATGCCTGGTGTAGTTTTGGCAAATGGCCAAAGCCTCTACATCATGGGCTAAGTAACACATTACAAAAAAAAGTTAATTTACAAAAACTTGAAACTGTGTTTAAAGTTATAGACTTATTAGATTAGAGAATATTAAATGAATAATAATGTTAATGAAACTGACTACGGATATGAAATTATTTGGGCCGACAACGATCAGCATTGTGGGAAAATTTTAATTTTTGAAAAAATAAATAGTAAAATGTCATTACATTTTCATAAAAATAAATCAAAAAGCTGGTTTGTTAATGCTGGTAAATTTAAAGTGCAATGGGTAGATACAGCTGACGGGGAGGTGTATGCCCAAGAACTACAAGAGGGAGGATTCTTTCATGTTCCTGCATTAATGCCAGTTATGTTAGAAGGGCTGTCTGCTAATAGTGCAATGGCAGAAGTAAGTAATTCAAACGATATTAACGATTATTTTAGGTTAAATTAATGTTTAAATTAAGTCAAGAATTAAAATTTCAAACTGAATTTAAAAAATATACATCAGTTATAGAAAAAATTAAAAATACAGAAGTGCAACAGCACGGGTATGCATTATTAAATGAGCTAATACATCAATGCAATTTAATAGACGCAGTACACAATCCGGTAACTAATAAAAATATTGACCCAACTAAAGTACGTGAAAATGTAGAAAAAGTTATTAATATAAGAATGACGCTAGACGGATTAGTTAAAGATTCTAAATAGAACTTAATCGCTTAATTGTAATAGGTCCAAACATAGCAGCATGCGAGTTACACTGGTATCTATAAGTACCAAATATAGTTTCCGGAACTCTCCAATACAACGTTCCGCTAGACCTATTTTGTGCAGCTAGCCCAGTTGTTACTATTCCCGCTGAGGATACATGTACTAATCCAACGTTATAAGGATCACCTGCCGAGTCTTGTATCTGGAAGGGATGTCCTGGTATTTCATCTAGATCAAATGCAATCGTTGCTCCTGATAAAACTAATAATGTAGGATTATTACCTGCATAATGACTGTTAAAGGTATAAGCACTTGTTCCTACATTATCCAGTCTTAGCATTGCTATAGCAGGCTCGTATATTTTGTCAATGGTTAGATTTGCAAAAGTAACATCGCCTAAGTCACTAAAATTACTTGAGCCACCGCCACCGAGCGCTGACAAATCAGGCGGGGTATATGAAAACACACCTGTAGTGTTGTTGTATGTTAAATTAGCAGTTCCGGCTGCTTCAACTGTTACACTAAGATCTGTAAGCGCAATGCCGCCACCACCGCCGCTGCCATTAGCTGTCCAAGCATAGTCGCTCCCGGACCAGCTTAATACTTCGTTAATACTTGCAGTAGCTGTATTTAAATGTGTATCAACATCAACGTTAGAATAATCACCACCACCACCACCACCACCGACGCCGCCACCTGATACTACGTTCCAAGCTACGCCGTCAAATCGCCACGTTATTCCGTTAGAAGTATATTCATCATTTAGTAGTGGGCTTGCTGGAAAATTTAATGCCATTCTATAACTCCTGTCTCAAGTATTTATGTGTTAATATCATTAAGATTAGTCTAATTTTAATCTTAATCCAGTAAATGTTAATGCAGACAATGGCATAGTTACGGGATTTGCAACGCCATATCTACTATATAGGTGTCTATTAGATGCTCCGAGAATACTTTCGTTAGTTGAGTAATCTGTAGTCGAGTCTGTAGTATATATTACTTCAAGGGCTTCGCCATTTATTCGGTCTTGCATCTGTGCCGGAGTTAAATCAGGTCTAACTTGTAGATGTTGTGCTACTACTCCTGCAACTTGTGGTGCAGCCATACTTGTGCCGCCAATACTTAGTATTCTAAAATTACTATCTTCCGGCGAAGATATAGAAGAACTACCAAATTGGTTAGTAGTACTGCATGCACTTACTATGCTTGTGCCAGGCGCCCAAATATTTACTCCTGGTCCACGTGTACTTGAAAATGCTGTCTTGTCTCGAAAAGTTCCGCCGTCATTAAATGTTGTAGTATCTAAATTGCCTACCATAAACGCATTATCACTATAGGGACTACTTCCTCTATGATAATTAGTAGTAGTTCCCCCAAATGTAACTGTATTGTCGTAATCTACTCCGCCTAATAGTTCTGCTTTATATAAATTGTTACCTGCAGCTATGCATACATGAATGCCTTGAGAAATCATATCCTCGATCTCTGCATCTACACTTGCAACACGCACAGGAACTCGCTGCGAAGTTCCTGAATTAAGATAGTCAGGAGTGTATCCTACTCCTGACCAAAGTCCAAGGCGAGTTGTGTAATCAATGTCATAATTCCAATCTACTCCTCTGTAGGTTCCGCTATCAGGGGCGCCTGATCTAGTTGTACTGTATCCCCAACTCATATTTACTACAGTAGGACGTTTGAATCCCGTTGCCGGGTCTATTGGCTTTGCATCATGCCATAACCTTATTGTATCAAATGCATCTGTAATACTAATTCCTGTGTTGCCGTCGAATTCAAGTCCTGCTAATTTTTGCGAATATATATGTGCGCCTTTTGCCCATCCGTAAGTTTTACCAGCAGTTATTCCAGCAACATGTGTGCCGTGACCGTCCCAGTCTCTATAATGATTAACACTCTGTGTTCCGGACAACCCGCTAGCTGTGTACCAATCAATTTGTTGTACCCGTGATGTGCCTGCCGTAGATACCACATATCCCGATACGCCTGCTAGTGCTGGGTTATCTTGTGCTGGTGTATTACCATCACCAAATATACTATTAATAGTGGCAATACTTGGTTTACTAATAACCGGAGCGATGTATGAGTTAAAGAGTGCATAACCTAGTGGAAGATTTGTTTGAATTTGTGATGCTGTGCGAACATTATCTGTCCACTCAGGAGCAAGACTGTCACCGTCCCATAAGCTAGTGTATTCAAACATACAGAAGTTTAACAAGTACAGATATTCTTTTGCTGCTACTTCAAATGCATCTGCTACAGTTTTAAAGTTGCTGCCGCCATATCCTGATGGATCCCAAAAGCCGCCATCGTACGCTTCTACCATTGCGTTATATAACGGTCCAGTTGCCCAGTCTGAACTTATTGCTGCATACATTTTTAATGACACAGCATCAAGGCCGTGCATATGTAGAGTATGAAATACGTGTTCAATTACTTCTTGTGCGTCAATGTCTCCATCGCCGTAGCCATCGCCTGTTGAATTCAAATACCAAACCATATCATTGGCCGCGTGTGAGTCAAATAATGGTGACAAGTTATAAGAAGCAATACCTTCATCAGTTAAGAAGTTCGGAGTATAGTCGCTGCCAGCTCCTCTTGCTACTCGTTGTAGTGTTGGGCCTTGGGCTGCGTGATAAGTTCCTGCATCGCCCCTTAGTGTTTTAATAAATGTGCGTTGTGATGTTTCGTTAATACTTGCTCCGGTTTTGTCAGTAAACAATTCAAACATACGTGCAACCTTTTCAGTCCACGCATCTGGTACTGCTGTTTGCCCACCTACTGCTCCTGCTGCTACAATTCTCACACCATTAACTGTAACCTCTCGACTGAAGAAGCTACTACCGTTGCCAACTAGATTAGAAATTGCTCCATTGTTATATTCTGAATCTATAGACCCTGCTATCATAAATTCAGGATGGTCTACTTGTAATCCGCTATCTTGTATTACAACATCTACTCCTGATCCATCAACGGCATAATCAAAATTATTATCAGGCGCTGCTGAACTATTATTATATACATTAGTTTGTTCAATGCATCTACGTAGCCCCCAGTTTGCCCAAGTCTCATTTATTCCGCTTGATCTTGTAAATAATTTATCCGATTGTGTTTTATGCAACCCAATTTGTATGTCGTCTCTTTGATCAATTGGTATTTCTATTGATAACACTCTGTCGTCTTGATTTAATTCGGTTACTTCTTCATCAGTAAGCATCCAATGAGTCATACGTTTAGAGCCAAGTCTTGGATTTGCAATAGCTACAGATCGATTGGGCACAGGACCTGCGCCGGTTGTTGCTAACAATTCTGCGTCGAATAATTTAAGATCAACACCAGCCTTAACTACAACTGCATATTCTTTTTCCATATTATACTAAGCTCGCCCAGGCGCCGCCTTCATAAACTTGTGCTTTGTTTAATGTAGTGTCGTACACCATATCACCATTAACTGAACTCAAGGCATTCTTTTGTACTGTTGTAAAACTTGGTAATCTAAAAGGACCACTAGTTACTATTATACCGTCTGGTGCTGTTAATGTTAACGTTGTTGCACTTGACAACACCGGAACACCTACTCCAGTGCTTACAAAATCATCTGCTGTAATAGTTCCACTAGCTGTAAGTGCAACAAAATCAACGCTATCTGTTGTGTTTAAATCTTGATCATATGATGCACCGACACTGCTTGCTGGCTGTATCCATTGCTCGCTGTCACCATCATTTATATAGACATACAATGTACCATTATTCGTATTCAGCCAAAGGTTGCCATTTGTCGGCGAAGCAGGATCAGTTTCACTTACCGAGACTGACACGCCGCCACTGCCGCCACCTACGCCGGCCTCTGTCGCCTTTGCTAAGAATGTAGCATTTAAAACGTTAGCTAAATCTGTCTTAGCAAGTTCAAATCCTCCGAGATTAGAACCATTGAATACCCGAAGACTGCTAGAATCTTTATTATAATATACTTGACCACTTGAGCCTACATTTCGATTTAAAAAATCACTTGGTCTGGGTATAATACGTATTCTGTCAACGACAGGTGCTTGCTGAGAACTCATAGATTAGTTATCCTTGTTAGTGTCGTAGTATTTATTAAATATTAGTGACACAACAAGCTACAACATTATCCTAAATGCCATTCAACACCTTGTTTAGGATTAAACTTAATATTATTATTTTTAACTAACTTTATATGATCAGCACAGCTATAATGCGTTAGTTTTTTAGTTTCTGAAAAATTATTAAGTTTATTTAAAAAATACTCAGCATCACTAATTGCTTGCTGATCTAAATAAGTTGAAGTTACTTTAGATGTTAACTGATTAGTTCCTAATAAAACATAACACCAAATAAGCCACCCGGCAGCACCGGGGTAACTAGGAAAATCAAATTTTGTTGGCATTCTTGATTTACACATTTCTTTTAAATCGTTAGCATAGTCAGTTGCTGATTCATGTGTTATATATTTCCAAAATTCAGTATCAGTTCTACCACCTAAATAATGAGAAGATAAAAAGTCTTTAAAGTCGTCATACATTTTATTAATTCGCTGATTGCACAATTTAACTGATGCAGGATTAATTGTTTCGTCTATTGTTGGTCGAAGAAACTCAAATGTAAGATGTGCCAAGGACTTTATAGTTGAATGTACCGAAGTAGCTTCAAGAGGTTCAGAAAACCCAGATGCTAGTCCTATAGCAAAACAGTTTCCGACCCAGCTATTTGCAAGGCGTCCGCTATCAAATTTTATAACTTTAATTGGATCAACTTTTCTTCCTAATGTTTGTTCAATTTCAGCGTGAGCTTGATCTACAGATATAAAGTCATCCGAAAATACATAGCCACATCCTTTTCTATGCTGAACAGCAGCTTCCCAATACCATCCGGCATTTTGTGCTTGTGCTACACTATAAAATTTAGGAACTTCGTCTTCGTCGTGATCAAGGAAAAATGGAATTGCAGTATTTACAGGCAAATGTTTTTTATAACTAATCCAATCATCATCTAATTCTTTTATTAATAATCTAGAAAACCCAGTGGCATCTATAAAAAAGTCTGCTGATATTTTTCTATCATTCTCTAACACAACAGATTGCAGTAGACTGTTACTTGACTTTTCTACTCTTTTAATCTTACTGTCTATTAAATTACAATTTGTAAAATTCAAAGCTATTTTTTCAAGATAATCTGCTGCTAATTTTGCATCGAAATGAAACGCAAACGTAGAAATGTCAAACGCATTAGTTACTTTACTAATTGGTGATATTTCACGTTCAAAAAGATTTCCATAAAAGGATCCTAAATGAACATTGTTTGGATTAAATGTTGATTGATATGCTAGTAAGCTATCTGGCAATTGAAGACCTGTAAGAGTACCATCAATGGGACCAAAGTAAGCTGCATCTTTTATTGTACTCCAGTTTTTATGTAGAATGCCGTATTTCGGCATTGCTCCTGTTTTCATTAAAAAGTCTTGAGGATCTATGCCAAAATCACCATAGTGGCCTGTAATGACATCCATCAATTCACCAGTAACTCCTTCTCCTGCTCCGATAACACCAATTTGAGATGATGCTATAACAGTCACATTGTGTGCTGGATGATTCTTTGAAATAAATAATGCTGCTAGCCAACCTGCAGTGCCGCCTCCGGCAATAATAATGTTCATAATTAAAAGTATATCCTTGAAAAAGTTATATATAGTAGTAGTATATATAAACTTATAGTCGGAGGCTACAGCAAAGTGGAAATTAATATTAGCAAAATGTTTTCTGCATTTTTACTAAAAGAAGAGTTAACAGTAATGGATAACGCTGACTTAGAAAAATATGGCTATGAGATAAAAAACAAAGAAACAGGAGTTGTTAAGAGCAACTATCATGCTTGGCAAAGTGATGTGTTAACAGCACCTAGTCAACAAATTAATTTATTAATTAATAATATTTTAGAAAGATTAAATGCTTCAAAATCTATATTAGGGTTTCGAGAAGATACTCACATTTATATGAATAATATATGGATGAATATAAATCCTAAAGCTAGTTTTAATAGGCCTCATATTCATGCAGATTCTACATTTTCAGGAGTTTACTATGTTAAGTGTAATGATAAAAGTGGAAACTTATGTTTTAAGCACCCTTCAATGGCACATCAATTTATTATTAAAGAAGAAACTGTAGACCAATACACAGACGATCTTGCATCTCATTGGACAATATATCCCAAAGCTGGAACATTAGTTATATTTCCTGCATGGTTAGAACACTACGTAGAACCAAATACTAGTGATGAAGATAGAATATCAATAGCTTTTAATGTTGCAATTGATAAAATACAAAATATAAAGGAATAGAATGTCAAAAAGAAATTTTGCAGTATTAGGTGGCGGCACAGCTGGATGGATTACAGCCCATAGTGTACGAAAAATGTTTCCTGATGATAATGTTACTATAATTTATAGTGAAGAAAAGGGCATAGTCGGTGTTGGAGAAGCAACAACTCCTCATATAATTAATTTTTTAAGGAGCATAGATGTTGATATATTTGACTTTTTAAAAGAAACAGGCGGTTCAATTAAACATGCAATCAACTTTGAGAATTGGAACGGCGACGGTAAAAAATACTACCACCCCTTTGTTGAAAATATTGCAGAATTTTCTATTCCAGGTATTTTCGATTTTGGTTGCTGGGATCATTATAATCGAGCATTAATTAGTAAAACTCTTCCAGTTGAAGATTACTTATATCAAGCTAGACTAGCCCAAGAGAATAAAATTGATTTACAAAATACTAACTATGCATTACACTTTAACACTTATAAGTTTGGCCAATATTTAGAAAAAATTGGCGTAGAAAGAAATATTACTGTTATTAAAGACGATTTTCACACAGCTAATTTAGACGAAAATGAAAATATCAAAGAGCTTGTTTTAAACAATAGCACAGTTAAATGTGACTTTGTTTTTGATTGTTCAGGATTTCACAGGGCACTAATTGGCAATGTGTATAAACAGTCATGGGTGTCGTATAAGAAACACTTGCCAATGAAAAAAGCTATAGCATTTTGGCTAAAGTCGGAAACAGCATGTGCGCCTTATACGTCGGCTATTGCAATGAAGTATGGGTGGATGTGGAAAATTCCATTACAAGATCGAATCGGCTGTGGGTATGTTTATGATTCTGATTATATTAATGAAGAACAAGCAGAGGCAGAGGCAGAAGAATTTTACGGGCAGCCTCTTGAAATAAGAAAAACGCTAGACCTTAATGCAGGAAGATTTGAAAATGCATGGGTAAACAACTGCATAGCTGTTGGATTGTCTAGTAACTTTATTGAGCCGTTAGAATCTACATCAATATGGTTGCAATTAAATGTAATGTCAAACTTAAAGGATTTCTTAGGTGAGATTGATTCATTAGATGAAAAAAATATTGAATTGTTTAATAAGATAACTGCTAACGATGTAGACGAAAAAATGAATTTTGTTTACTTACATTATTTAGGTAAGAGAGACGATAGTCCTTTTTGGAGAGAATTTAAAGAAAAAAATCCTATGCCAGAAAAGCTAGCATCTATCATGCCTCGTATCAAGGAAGGCAATATAAAATACCACCACCTTGGTGTTTTTGACTGTCGTTCTCCATTTCCGCTTATGAGCTATTTATGGATATGTGGAGGTTTAGAGTTATTTGAAAAATCATTATCAATCAACGGATACGAAAGATTAGATCCTAGTCCTGAAATGTATAAAGAAATTATTAATCAGCGTATGCAGGATTCTGCTTTTGATCAACGAACGGTGTTATCATCCTTATAGTTTATATAAATGTAAAAACTACAACATATCTAAACTCGTTTATTTTAGGAAATTGATGAGCATGTAGTGTGTTTTCAAAAGCACATGCATGGAATTTTTTTGCAGGAAACTGTTGTGTTATATTGTAGTCAGTGTCAAACAATAAAGTTGCTGCATCATTATCGTTAAGATACATTATCCAATTCCAATGAGGCCATTCGTGGTCATAATGAGGTACTGAAAAATCTTTATCGTTATGCAATGTAAGGTTTAAGCCTGCTCGATAGATTTTACTCGGAAGTTCTAAATTATTTTGTTTAATCCATCTGTAGAAAATATTTTCAAACATATGATAATATTCACTATTAATATTGCCAGGCACAGTAGGATCGCTTGTATTACGCAACATTAGAGCATGGCCAAAAAAACCGTTATTACCTACACTATCTTTTATTGCGTTATCAGGTTCAAAATCTGTTTGAAAATCTTGTTTATACCATGCCATTGATGGACCTAATACAACTTTAGAAATAAAATTAATTTCGTTTTCTGTTAACTCTACTTCGTTGTATACCATATTTAACCTCAATCTTTACTAGTACGACTACATATATATAGCAGTATATTACTATAGGATTAATTAAAATGACTAATACCTTTGTACAAAATTTTAACAACTACGGAATACTAACTCGTCAGTTCACGTCTGAGGAACTGTTGCCGGTGCAAAATGAAATAGAAAAAATAAAAAGTAATTTTGAATCTTCAATTTCTATGAATACTTCACTAATTGGAAATATAGAAAAGGAGTACAGGTTATTAGATTCTAAAGATCATTTAGAAAATTTAATTATGCCATTAGTAAGAGATTATGACAACACTTATAATTACCTTAGCCGATCAGTGGTGCTTTTGCAAGATGTACCGTTAAGATTAACAAATGCTTGGGTAAATTTTCAATCGAAAAACGAGTTTAATCCTAATCACGATCACGATGGCATTTTTTCTTTTGTGATTTGGACGCATGTTCCTTACAATATGAATACTGAGAAGGATTCTGCACCAGGAAAATATTCTAAAAATAATCTAGCAGGAGCTTTTGAATTTCAATATACAAATATCTTAGGTGACATTCAATCTCACACTATTCACATAGATAAGTCTGTAGAAAATACTATTGTATTATTTCCTGCAAAACTAAGACACTGCGTTTATCCATTCTACACATCAAATGATTATAGAATTAGCGTGTCTGGAAACTTTATGTTAACTTTATAATTTTAGGAACTACCAATATGAACATATTAGGAATACAAAAAGATCATAATTCGTCAGCGTGTTTGTTTGTTGATAATGAACTAGTGTATTATAATCAAGAAGAAAGACTTTCTAAATTTAAGAAAGATGCCGGATTGCCAATTAGAACACTACAAGAGATACTCAAGATTGAGTCTACTATTGATGTATTAATACTTTCAGGATACGATTCAATCTTTACAGAAAATTTATCAATAATAAATATTATCGAAAAATTAGGATTTACTCGTGGAATAGACTTTAAATTCGAACCTTACTATCATAGTCATCATCTGTCTCATGCTGCTACTGCATTTTATAATTCTAAGTTTGATAATGCTCTAGTATTTATAAGTGACGGAAAAGGAGCAACATATAATTTAGACAATGGTGATCAGGCACAAGAAACTACATCGATCTTTACTGCATCCTATCCAGATCAGTTTGGTTTAGTTTATAGAAGATTTTTTACTCATTCAAAGGATTATCAAAATGCATCTGTTGTTTGGGATAATGCATTTACTGTTGACAAAAAACTCCCTCCTAGATATCTTAGAAAAAAATCTATCATAGAAATAAGAAATGATTATGATTTAGGATTTATGTACGAAGGTACTTCTCGAAGTATGGAATTAGACGACGAAGGCGGCAAACTAATGAGCCTCCAAACCTTTGGTGTTAAAGACAATTCTCTTCCGCCAGTACTAACCGAAGACGGAAAATTTAATATGGATATATTTAAGTTTGACGAATTTAATAGACATAGAGGGTTTGATATCGGCAAATATCCATCACTTACGCACCAAGAACAAAAAATTAATTTTTCATCTCAGATACAAGCAACATTTCAAAATATTGGTCTAAATTTAATAAAAGATATGTTAGACAAGACAGGTGAAAAAAATTTAATACTATCTGGCGGTACTGCATTAAATGTAGTTGCAAATAGTTTTTATAGAAAAAATCTTCCTTCGGATATTAATCTTTATATAGAGCCAATGTGTGGCGACGAAGGAAATTGTATAGGGTTATGTCAATACTATATACAAACTGAAACCAAGGCAACAGAAATTAAAAAACCGTTATCTATTTACTTAGGCGGACATCGGCCTCAATACGAATATTCTTTAAAAGAAAACGAATTTGAAATTAAAGATGCTGACGAAATACTGATTACAGATTTAATTCGAGCAGGGCATGTTGTAGCGTTATATCAAGGCTGTGCAGAAGCAGGCCCAAGAGCATTAGGAAATCGTAGTTTTTTATATGACCCTAGAGTTGTCAACGGAAAAGACGTAGTAAATAAGCTAAAATATAGAGAACCGTTTAGGCCGTTTGGTGCTGTAGTAATGCAAGAGCATGCAAGTGATTGGTTTGAGCTAGATAAAATAAAAGAATCACCATTTATGATGTATGCAGTTGATATAAAAGATCAAAAATTTAATCTAATTCCTGCTGTAACACATGTAGACAATACTTGCCGTATTCAAACTGTTACAAGAGAACAAAATCAACACTTACATAATTTATTAAAAACGTTTAATGATGAAACAGGTATTCCAATGTTACTTAATACTTCGTTTAATCTTGCAGGCAAAGCGATTGTAGAAACACTTGACGATGCAATATTTGCACTCAGAGAATCTAGTTTTGAATATCTATATCTTCCTGAAATTAAAACAGTACTATATATTAAAAATTAATCTTTAACTATAAATTGATGATTTGAAAGATATTTTCTCTCAGTTTCTTTTTGTTTAATGTCAGCATCATAGTCTAATATTTCAATGCTGTCATTGTTGTCTCTAACAGCAATAATTTGAAACAACGGAGTACCTGCAGGAATACTAAATTCTTTATTGTTAGAATTGCATTTGATAATTGCATTTACTTCATAATGTTTTCCGGGCCCTAATATACCATGCACCGATACAAAATCTGTTTGGTCAGGATACGGAATAGGCATAAAAATTAAATTCCATCCGTTAGGCACTGACACAGCCCAAGGTAGTGTTATCTTAATTAAGGATTGTAATTGAGAATTAGGTAATGGTATTGCGTGAGCAGGTTCTTCTTTAGAAAACCAACTAATTAGTTGTTTATCATACCCTTTATCTCTTAAATAAGAATATAACCCTTGTGGTATAAAAAACTCGAACCTATTAGCATCATCAGTTAATCGTATTGTAAGATCAAACCACGACTGCATTATATACCCTTTTCGCATCATTGGTAAAACACCCGGACACCTTACAGTTCCTGATATTTGTTCATACGAAGATTTTTCTTTAGAAATTTCTTTAAATTTCTTAGCTGACTCTTTAACCCAATTAAATTTATATTTGCTAGCTTCTATTACAGGATAGTTTTCTTTAACTTCAGGCAATTCGCAATAGAATTTGATTTTAGGGCTATTAAAAAATTTATTATAAATTGTTTTATACATATTCATATATAATGTGTTATTACCAAGCCCAGGCTACAAAACTATAACGAGATCCTTTAGTAACAGTTGTTACTTCGTGTGGATACATAAAATTACTAGGAAATACTAATACCGATCCTTGATCAAATAATACTTTTTCTTCTTCCCAAAGTAGGAAGTCGCCGCCTTCGTAATCATTATTAAGTAATCCAACAATTGATAATAACGGAACTCCTTGGCGTTCACCGTCAAATATATCATGTATATGATCACAATGTAATTTCATATTAGTGCCTTGATCATACTTGTGAAATTTTACTCCAGTTGTTCCCATCCAGGTTCCGAACCACTTAAACTGCTTGTAGTATGATGCATGATCTTTCATTATATATTGTTCAACTACTTGATATATAGTTTTGTCGATATGTTCTTGCTGTGCTGACATTTGATTAGAATGTAAAAAATCGTTACCGACAGCAATATATTCTTTATCACTATTATAAAACTGATGTTCATTCCATTCGGCTGATTTTAAAGTTTCAATTGTGCTTTCGCAAAACTCTTTTGTGAAAACATTTTTATATAATTTTGCATAGTCTTTAATATTATTAGGGAAATTCATTTTCTAGTGTTCCTTATATTTGAAAAACAATATTGCCTGATACACTAACTCTGTACTGATCAGACGAATAAAACGGATGCACTGAGTGCTTCATGTGAGATGGAAATAGCAACATGCAATTTTCAAAAGATTCATCTGCCGGTATATCGTATTCACGTATATTACCTAAGACATCTGTATAATAAAAACAAAAGTGGCCAGCTAACGGACTTTTAGATTTGGCTCCTGGAGAATTTTCAATTTCGTCTCTAATATTAAACGGAAGAGTGACCCAAATAACAAAACTAAATACTCCAGAATGATCATGGACTGGATTAAACTCGTATTTTTCTTGAAAATTTACCCATACGTTGTTTACCCATAAAGGAAGATTACCAGACAAATAAGATTGTGTCTTAAGATAATCAAACGACTGGTTATATTGTCTTACATATTGTTCCATTAATTTATTAATGTAATCATGGCACTTAGTTAATTTGTATTCTTTTTTTATATTTCCAACTAAAAATGAATTAGCTTTAGTAGAAATATCAAAGTTTTCTTTTATTTCATCAATTTCTTGAATTATCGGTACCATTTGATCATCAGTAAGTTCAATCTTTAAAAATCCTGTGTTAGGAAATTGTATAGTTTCTATCATAGTTTTGAATCTGTCCAATTATAATACATAAAGTTTATTAAACAACGAACTTTTTGATCTGTACACGTAGATCCGGTATGTAACGTATCACCATCAAATATCACTAATCTATTTTCAATTGATTGAACTTTAGTGCCGTCATCAAAAATTGTATATCCGTTATTAGTGTTTACATAAAAGATAGCAACCTTCCCGTCAAAATTGTCGTTATCGTAGTGCCACTCACTTTCTTTTATTGCGTTTGATTTTGGTCGAAGATTAGCTTTAATTCTAACAATTGCCGACGGGTTTAGTATTTCTAATATAGGAGTTAACACATTGTGTAAATCGCTTACTTTCCCAATATTATGTTTATAAGCTGAGTGTGTAAATTGAAAATCATCTAAATCATTTCTTAAATCATTGCCAGGTGATGCTATAAAATCATTATAATACCAATCTAAGTTTGCCCCAAGCATAATATTCTTTATTTTTAAAAATTCATCTTGTGGTAAGCAATTATCAATTATTTTATAGCTCATCTAAATTTAGGTCCTAACACCCATACTACTAAAGATTTTCTAACACCTTTTGTAACAGGTGCAATTCGATGTAATTGAAAGGAAGGAAACAATATCAGTGTACCTTTTTTCATTTTAACCGAATCAATATTATTTTGGTGGCCCATTTGAAATTCCCCTCCGGTAAAATCTTCTTCTGGATCATTTAATAATAATGTTAATGATAGTTTTCTAGTTTCTGAATATTGGTCTTTAGATTTTGGTCCGTAGTGTGTATCAACATGCCAATTATAGTGTCCATTAACACTACTATGATATTCCGTATATTGATATTGGTCATATCCATTTAAATCAAAATTGTACCAACGATTATTACATTCTTCAATAAGATAATTTAACCTTTCAAAGACCCATCTATTTTGATCATTTACAGTATTAAATGCTACTTGCGAAGTGCGAACAGTTTCATTTAAAGTAGGAACTAGCCCATCTTTGGCATTATCTTTGGCAGAAGGTTTGCCTCCAATAGCACCGCTACTTAACCCATTTGATGACACTTCACAAATTTTTTCAAGTTCTTCAGACGAAAATGCATCGTTCCAATAAACATATGGAAATAGAATTTGTTGCCTTTCTTCAGGTGTATTTGATATTTTATTATAGTTATAACTCATGAATACCTCCGCTACTATTGATATTTAGTAGCGGAGGTATTGTTAACAAATTAAATTGGATTTATGGTTTCGGTATCCAAGTACCTCTAAGATCACTATATCTATATGTTTGTCCATCTGTAGGATATGACGGCAACCCTAAATCTACTGTTGTAGTCACTACTACTACCCATCTTTCTTCATTAAAATCCCAAACATATACTTGTCCATCGTCTGGCATAGGGGGTGGCTTGTGGGTACATGTGTCTGCATCAAAGGACCAGTCTGGATGACCGCCGCTACTAATCCAAGATTCTTTTACAGCATTTTGTTTTGCTGTAATTTCATCAGCGGTCATACTAGTAACAATCAAACTATCAGTAACTGTGTCTCCATCCCAAATATATGATTCAGTAAGAGTTTCGTAAGTTTCTAATCTAGGACGTTCTAGTCTAATAAACGGAGCCCAGTCGTCTGGTAAATTGTTTATATCAATGTCAGGATATGCTGTTATAAAGTTATCAGCTAGGATGGGATGCCCATGCGGCTGTCCATTTAATATTTTAATATACATTATAAATTTCCCGTATTAGTTGACGGATATGCTCTAGTTAGTGTATTTCCCCATAACACTCTTACAGCACCCGGATATCCATCGCCTGAACATGCTGGCCAACTTGTGCCAGGGCCACCGCCGCCTCCGCCGTAAGCGCCGCCTTGTTGGTTGTTCGAGCTTTCGCCTGAGCTGCTCCATGGATTTTCGCCGTAGTATCCTCTTGTGCCGCCTGAGCCGCCATTGCCGCCGCCCCCTGGCGATCCAGTAGTGTTCCACGGAGTATAAAATCCAATCCCAGATGGCCCTTCACCAAAAATACCAGTGCCGCCGCCGGCGCCTGTGCCATATGTACTTGAATAATTGTTGCCGCCAGCGCCGCCGCCGCCAGAACCATTTGATCCGCGATCGCCGCCTTGCCCTGTATATCCACCTGCGCCTGCCCCGCCGGCCCAGTCATTGCAATTGCCGCCTGCTCCGCCACCGTCGCCTACGTAGCCGCCGCCTCGCGAATTACCAGAAGGACCACCTGTTTGCCCCGAGGCTGAGCCGCCGCCGTATCCTGCAACTGTTGAAGTAGATTGAAAATAACTAGTGCCGCCGTTCTGCCCGTTGCCGCCGCCTCCGCCGACTACAACTGTATATCCTTGCCCTGGAGTTACTGGTATACTATTTTTCCATCCTAGTCCAGCACCTGCACCGCTGGGATTAGCCCAATTGTTTTGGCCGCCGCCGCCACCTCCGATACACATTACTTGAACTTCCATCACCCCCGCAGGAGCTGTCCAGGTGTACGTACCTCCACTAGTATATTCACTTTGTCCCGGCAACACTGCGGGATCACTTAAAGCGATTTGTTGCCAGTCTGTGCCGTTGTACCCTTCATACCAATTTTCGGTTGTATTATATCGTATCATGCCAGTAGTCGGGCTACCTGGGCGCTGGCCGTCTGTCCCTTTGGGCAATTGAAAATAACTAGTATCATTAATTATTGTGTTCTTAAGATTTGCCATTTATAACTCCTTCGTATTAGTAATATTTATCTTCTTTAAATCATCTAGTTCTTGTTTTAATGATTTAATTGATTCTATCAAATATGCTGTTATTCGAGTGTATTGAACTGATTTAAATTCACCGTTATTGTCTACGAGCTCCGGTACTATTTTTTCAACTTCTTCAGCAATTAACCCTGCCTCAAATTTACCTGTTTCTTTTCTGTTATAATTTACTCCGTCTAGCATTAATACTTTTTGCAGTGCATTAACAATAGGATTAATATTATCTTTTAATATTATACTTGATGTTTCAGTTAATGATGTAAACGATCCAGTACTGCCACTAATAGATGTTCCTGAAATACTACCACCAGTAATAGAAACGTTACCTGATGCCAAGATTGTAGCTGTTAATCTACCTGTACTAGGTTGAAACGACAACTTTGAACTAGATACATTATTAGCAGTTATTTTTCCAGAAGTTGATGTAGTCATCATTGGATAATGCGTAGTTGACGAAGATGTTTGATTAGATAGTGTTATGAATGGAGTAGCCCAGGTCAAGCCGCCACTACCGTTAGTTTGTAACATTTGGTCTGTATTGCCGTCATTGCTAGGAAAAGTTAATGTGTAACTCGCTCCTAAGGTTGCTGGAGATTTAAGCGCAACATATGTGCTAGAGTCATTATCAGCTAGTCTAAGTGTGTTCCCGTCGTTTACTTGAATGTGTGCTCGGGATTGTACTATTCCGGTTCCGTTGGGTTCAAACACAATATTAGCATTTGTTACTACTGATTGAAGATGATTATTTATTGTGGTCAGTGCACCTAATTGAGATCTTCCTGTAATACCTGATGTAATTTTTCTAGCCATAATTAATTTCCTTTAAACGGTTGCTGTCTCTATGCCAAACACCATTGCTACTGTGTTTGCAGAAGAAGACCATGCAACGACCTTTCTATCTGCTTCTAATACGATGCCTGTTCTTTCTAGTACACCATTTGCTAACACCTCAGTGTCATATTCTATATAATCGTCTCCTGCTGGTGTTGCTTGACCAGGTTTAACTAATGCAAGTCTAACAGTAATTGCTGTTGCGTTTTTGTTGCAAAAACTGATTGTTACTACTGAAAACGTGCTGTCAGGCACATCATACACAGTTACATTTGTTGTTGAAGTTAAATCGTTTGATCCTAATATTCCATTTGCCATTTTTTAATCTCCGTCCTTATTTTAAGAAATAGTTATATGCTAGAGGTAAACCAAGTACAGTTCCGCTGAATACCACGTTTGCTTTTATATTTAGCGTATTACCGCTTAGTGTTGTAATTCTATCAGTTCCGATGAATATATCGCCTGCAGTAACACTGTTAACGTTTAGTGTTGCGCCACCGCCGCCGATTTGTGATTCGATATATGCTTTAATAGCTCGCTGTGTCGGAACAACACTATCACTGTTAGCTGTAAAGAATGGGTCTGTACTAAATTCGTTAACACTTGCACTATTACCGCCTAGTGTAACTTCGCCTAATGATAGTTCTTGTAGTCCTGCAATGTTAAATGCATCGGCATTCAATGTCGCAACACCAGTTGACTGTTCAATAGTAAACAAGTCACCTACTCTAAAGTTACCATCTTGGTCAGTAGCAGTGTAAAACACTCGTCCGCCATCTGAGTCAATAGTTTCGTTATTTTGATCCGGTGCTGTTAACGGTGTATCTGGATAGTTAGTAGTTGTGACGCCTCCGGTACCGATATCTAAGAAGTCGTGTCCTGTTAAACGTACTTGACTAAATCTAATACGTAACTCTACAGGATCACCTTCTGGAAGAACTTGCGGAACTGTTACAAGTGGGCTAACTTGTAAGAAGCCTGTAAATGTTCCTTCATTAGTGCCAATAAAACTAAGTACATTAACTAGTTTAAAGAATACTCCTGGTAAACTAGCAAATTCAACATTTGAACCATTAACTGGCCTGCTACTTAATCGTTTAACCGCAATAAATCCTCCGGTTTGTGGGAAGTTTGCACTACCATTTGATGCTGATGCTGTAACTTCTCCGCTTGCCTGTGTAAAGCCTGTTCCTCTATTAACAAATGTTGGGTTAGCTATTGCGCCACTAGCTATTTTTGGTACTAGTACTACATCCTCAATATTGTTAGGGTCAGTAACAGTTATTGTTGGTGCCGAGCCGTATCCAGAGCCTGGTTCTATGATTCTAACTTCAAATAATTGTTGATTTGCAATAGCTGAACGCCCTCGTGTAGTAGCACCAATTTTAGCATAAACGCCGCCTGTTCCGGCATTATTTGGTAATATTACAAACTTACCTTCTCTAGCAGGTGCGCCGAATGCTACAGCATTATAGCCGCCTGCAACAGTTGTTGCAAGCGTGTATGCTTGCCAGTATATTCCGTTTTCTGAATACTGAACTTCATTAGTATCGTCTGATGTTAAAATAAACATACCTTGTCCGTATGCAATTTTACGCTCGGCTACTGTTAACGGTAATGATAAGGTATTGTTTAACCAAGTTATGCCATCAAAACTATACATAATACCATTAGTTCCGCCTAGCATTACAAATCGTCCGTTGCCCCAAATAACGCTATTTACACTTGCTGCTGTTCCTGGAAGTACTACAGTAGTCCAAGAAACACCGTTTGTACTATATGCTGCGTCTGTAGTTCCGCTACGAGTTGCAACAAATTTTCCTGCGCCGTATGCAATAGCATCATACCCTATAGTGTCTAGTGCATTAGTATTTATTGTCCAAGTAGCTCCGCCATTATCACTGTGTGCAGTATCTCTATCAGCAACAGATATAACAACAAATCTATTAGATAAAGAGCCTACAACATTTCCGTATGCAACTCTATTTTCTGCACCTGTATTCATGCCTCCTGGCAATGTAGATGTTGACCAAGTGTCTGCATCAGAACTATATGCTATATTACTACTACCTGTTGTTGTTAAAACTATACTGCTCGGTTTAAATGTTGACGAACCGTCGTCTAGTAGTCCATTTGCAATGCTTGCCCAGGTACCTGAGCCTGGTGTAGGTAGAGTTTCAGATGTCCAAGTGCTGCCATCAATACTTAATGCACCAGTAGTACCACTACCCAATGCAAGGAATTTACCTGTTTGTCCTATGCCTGCAAAGTCGTAATCAACAGCTGCACCACTGACACTATTTACAGTAGTTAATGTTACAGTTATGTTATTTGCAGGTGTTGCGCCGCCAAGCGAGGCTCCTGCAATAGTTACAGCATCTAAACGTTTGTAGTCTGCGCCTGCAGCATTAATTGTTAAATAATATTTGTATCCATTACGTGTTACATCAAATGTTAATCCAGAACCAGTACCGCCCGACGCACTAATATTTGTATATTGTGCTGCTGTTTCAATATATTTAACATCTCCCCAAGTAGTACTAGATGGCATTGTTAATGCAGAGCTTGATTTTGTAGGAGCACTAAATGTAATTGTTGGTTCGATTTGGTAAGTTGAACTACCATTTGGTGCAAGAATAGTTGTTCCTGGGATTGCGTGATCCCATCCTGCTACTCCGTCACTTTCGCGTATAACTGTTGCGCCTTTACTACCTGCATTATATGTAGTAATAATACCGTACTGTCCGTTTCCGGCGCCACCTATAATATATATTTTCATACCAATATACGCACTACTTAAATTACCATCTGTGGCAGATAGGAATATACCAGTAAGAGATCCACTTTGTGCCGTATTACTTGCAACAATATATCCGCTTCCGCCTAGGGTTACATCAGGATCTGCATCCTGATCTACAAATACATAGTTTACAGCATCATCTCGAAATTCGTCAGCTACTAACGACTCGCCTGTGCCTGGTCCAAATACATTTAACGCTACTTCTGTATAATCGTTTCCAGCATGTCCAAACTCAACATTAAGTAATGAACTTTGATCTGTTACAATACTAGCTATTGTTGCGCTATATTGTGTAAGATTATCAACTACCGCTGTTACTGCTGTTTCATCTGGATCTGTGCCTTCTGCAACTGATCCAAATTCTCCGTATGAGTTATTTCCGTTAGTTGCACGTATACGTCCGCCTGTTTCTGCTAAGTAACCAATATGCGAGTAGTAAGTAAATACAGATACTAGTTCTGCTCTGCCATTATTAGTAATCCAAGCGCCAATTCCGTCGGATATAACTTGTGTAAAGTCATTAGACACTATACTATCGTTGCCGCCGTTGTGTAAATTTCCGTCAATTTTTTGTCCAATTGCAGCATTGCCAAATGTAGTTAACCCTTGAACATAAGGAGAACGTGTAATAATCCAAGTTGTAAAGTCATCTGGTCCCCAACCTGGATCAAGCGAAGCATAAGCACCTGCTGTCGGCCTACTTGTTCCGTAAACGCTAGGTGGAGTTAGGTCTCCGTTTAATCCAAACAATGAACAATCTCGTAAGCCAGTTGCGTCTCTCAAGTAGAACATGTCTTCTTCTTTACTACCAGTTACAGCGTTAGCATAGTAACGACCGATATAGCGAGACTTGTAGTTGCCAGGATATTTTAAATCATATTTTAATGCGTCAATATAAAGTCCAACGTCTCTTAGACACAGAGCACTATCGTATGTATAGTCATCCCAAATACTTCCCGATGAAGCAGTTGCAATTTGATTTGCTATCCAGGCACTAACTTCTGCTGTAATATATGCTCTATTACGCTCAAGTTGTAATAATGCATAATATACATTTTGATCTTCGCTTTGACAAACACTACCGTCATTAGTTGCACCAAATATTATTGCGTCAATGATTCTTGAACTTGCTGTTAATCGGGTAATTGCTGTTGAGTCACTTGCAACATTTGCTATTGCTTCAGTGGTTAATGCATTTACTATAGCATCTCTAGTTATTGTTTTTTGATTTCCAATATAAACAGACAATGCAGGTTTTCTTAGATACGAATGTGCAGCTTTAAGTGTACGCCAATTAGAGTTAAACATAAAGTCATATCTAACTGCTTTTAAGATTATTCCAAGATCTCTTATACATTTGGTTTGAAGATATTTTGTTTTTGTTATTCCAGATTGTGTTGACGTTGCACTTGGGAACACTGTATTCGAAGCACCTAACCCGCTGTTACAACTTACTGTAATATTTTCAATATTAACTATGTCAGCAGCTGATAACCCGTGAGTGCTTGTAGTTACTATTGCATAACCAGTTGCATTATCGTATACAAAATTACTTATTGTTAATACAGTTCCGTTTGCTTTAGTAACAGTTCCTCCGCTAACATATGTATGTACTAACGAATGTTTACCTACATATATACGGAATTGCGTTGTTGTTAACGATGTACTATCAACAGCCCAATCAGTATGCCAGGCAACAACATTTAAATCATCTATAACATTTTGAATAATAGTGTCTTGTGCTGCAACAAGTGCATCAGAAGCAGCAATTAGTGCTGTAGTTGTATTAACGCCGTTTGCTGGGGTTGGTTCTACTAATGTAGTTGAAACTCCAACAGCTTGTGGACCATTATCAATAATGTCAATAATATCTTCAACAAGATTTGCAATTTGTGTCTGAGAGCCAACATTGCCTGTTAAAGTTTGTGTAACAAGTCCTTGCTGCGGACTCGCAATAGATACGTTTCCGGCAACACTCTGTGCTGTAGTTTTTAAAAAGTTGTTTGCAGCTATTGTTGCGGCTTTGATTGATGCTGGTATTTGGGGGATCGAATCGTCATCACCAGCAAAATATGCAAGTCCAGTTGTAACTGATTGAGAATTTCCACCGTATGTTAAATCGTATACTAAAGCATCTAGTATATATCTTGCATCTCTACGAGTATCAGTTTTACCATAACGCAATGTAGGATATTCTGTTGCAAGATAAGATATAACTTCTTCAATAATAAATTTTGAATTTGCAATAATATTATCTTTTGCATTTTTTAAGAGTATACTATATCCAGTTGGATCTGTTACATATGCCGATGACATAGTATTTAATCTATAGTCAGTTTGATATTTCATCATATCTACTAAACTTTTAGCTGCAGTCGCTTGGGCATCAATTGCATGTGGCCAATCTCGAAATTGTGCTTCGTTATTACCTGATGTAGAAGTTACCTCAACTCCAGTAACAACATCTCCAATTATTTCTGCAATTCTATCATACGTAGCAACTGTATTAGGTGTATCAGTTTCAGGCGTAGTAGGATTAGCTGCTATAATCTGTGTTGAACGTAGTTCTTCTCCATTGATAGCACAATATGCTGGAACAATAATAGGTAATACTTCGTAGTGCTTGCCAGTTGATACTCTAACCAATGTTTGATTCACAACTCTGTCAGGAATACTACTAACAAGCCCTGTATCTATTGCATTAATAACGATATTAGCAAGTGTAGTTAATCTAGATAATGCTGTAGGTTCTGCTGTTATAGTAATGTTAATATATTGGTCGATAATTGCAGTTGAGTCGTCTGTTACATTTTGATATAATGTTGCAGGAACAGTATTAGCTAATGCGTTACTTACAAGTGTAAGCATATAATTATATGCCGCAACACTTTGGTCGCCCTCTGTTAGTAGATTTCCATATGCTCCAGTTCCGTTATTTTCTTCAGCTTTAGAAAACGGACCGTCCGCTAATGCATTTAAGAATGTTTGTGCAGCAGCCCGAGTTTTTAAGTTGCCGCCGTGTGTCATATCGTGTGTAATTCTATCAAGTACAAAGCCTACATCGCGCTCACATTTTAGTGTATCGTATGCAAAATTTTCCCAGATACTTCCGCCAGTTGCATTTTCAACTTGATCTCTAATATATGATGTAACTTCTCGTTGTATAAACGATCTATTAAGTTCTAATAAATGCTGTGCATTAGGAAATTTTGGTCCTTTTTCAATTTGTTCACAAGCATATCTAATTGTTTTAAATGGACGATCTAACGTGTTGCCACGTGTTGGATAAGGTAAATCGGCTCCATGTTCTGCCACGTAGTAAACATCTTCTACATCGTTTAAAAAATTCCAATTAGGTGTTCCGGCGCTTCCTACTGTTAACACTTGACCTTCAAGTCCAATTGGTAATCTTGTCGGAGCACTTCCGCTATAGTAAACTAAATCACCAATAGTTGTAAGAACACTAGATTCTGTACCAACAGCTAAAACCGCCCAGTATTGTCCACTATCTGCTAAATCTGGGCGACTGCCTTCTGCGCCACCACCAGCTCCTAATGGAGTTTCAGTAGAATAATCGTCGCCTTCTGATATGTGGCCAAGTACACAATAATAACTATTATCTCCGTAGCGTACTACATCTCCTTCATAATATTCTTGATCGTCTACCCAGGCTGATCTCCAACGGAAACCTTCGTTTACAAGTTTCCAAAAGTCGACGTTCGGCGGTTGTTGTGCTTCTTCGTGATCTAGTACACAAACATATGTAAATCCACCTAATCGAACAACTTCACCTATTTTATAATGTGTATTTGCACTATCTTCGTTCCAGTCTCCGATGAAACGAAATCCTTCTGTAAATACATCCCAATCAGATGGCGAAGTTGAAGTGTATGTTCCTCCTGAAGTATAAGTTCCAAAACCTATCGAATCTAACGGAGTTGTTAATGCTTCGTTTTCATACAAATCAAAAGTGTTTGCATCAATTACGTCTACGTATAAAGTCGTTCCGTTAATTGCTACCATGCCCAACACATTGTTTATTATAATTTGTCTAGTATCTTGTAATCCGTGATTTGCATGTGTTACTCTTGCAGGTGACTGATTTGTAATTCCTGTAAGTGTTCCACTTTGTGGTCCCGGAGTAATTGATGTGTGATCCGTTTTTGCAATATATTGATTGCCGCCATAACGAACAACATCGCCAGGTTGATATCCGCGGAATGGGCTCCAGTCATTTTCGTATTGGAAGCCTTCTACAAATTTAGTCCAGTTTGAGGAGTTTGTACTAAAGTCTGCTGCAGAACTGTGTTGAGTTACACAAATCCAAACTCCTGCGCCATAACGAGCTAAATCGTTGAGTTTATATCTAGTATTTGCTTTCCAGGCGCCTGTGTATTCTGTGCTTTGATTAAATATATCCCAGTAACTAATACTACTTTCTAATCCATCAGATAATGTTGCGGCTGAAACGTGTAATGTATTACATACATAAGTAGAACCACCGTATTTAACAAAATCATTTACACGATATCTAGTACTAACGGCCCATTCTGATTTCCAATCTAACCCCTCAGCGTAAATATCCCATTTAGCTAAATCAACTTCAAGTCCGTCTGTAGCATCAACAGCAGTTGCAGCAGAAGTATGGATAGTATTACAAATATAAAGTCTTGCTCCATAACTAACTATGTCGTTGTATACATATGAAGTGTCAGTAGTCCAGGTGCCTTTCCAGGTTTGTCCATCACTTACTAAGTTCCACTTAGCTGGAACAATGTCCAAGTCTGTAAAGAAATTTGATTCACTTGTATGTCCTATTGTACAAATATATGTCTTACCACCAAATGATATAACATCATCTTGATAATAAATATTTGCTGTGGTCCAAGGACCTTTCCATACAAATCTAATTCTACCTAGTTTAAATTCTGCCATTTTTATTACTCCGCTCGTATATTTATCATTATGTTAGCCCATTGCCGTTTATTGCATGGTATCGTCAAATCCTTTAAACAATAGCATTTGTGAAACTATTGTCCCTGAAATTTCTGTTTGATTAACTGTTATATTTCCTTGGCCGTCGTCTGATTCAAAGTTTCCATTAAGTAGTACATCGGCATCTATATATAAATATTGCTGTGCTGAATTACTTAATTCATTAAATGCACCACCAACAACAACTCTACCTGCTTGCAACTTATTAACTTCTAATGCTTCTCCACCAACACTTAACCTGTCTGCAAGGAATGTTGCAATAGCTCGTTGTGTCGGAATAACATTATTTGAATCTGCTGAAAAAGTTCCGTCAGTTGAGAATTCATTTACTACTGTACCGGATCCGCCTAATCTCACTCCACCAAGTGCAAGTTGTGACAGGCCTTCTAAGTTAAAAAACTGAGCACTAATTGTAACAATACCTGTTGCTTGCTGAATGCTAAACAGCTCACCTGTTCTAAAATTACCATCTTGGTCTGTACTTACATAATATACTCTACCACTGTTAGTTTCAAAAACTTCATTTTCAGGAGAAGCAACAAAATAAGAACCGCTTGAATACACTGATGGATAATTAGTGTCTACAAAATTTCCTGTTCCGATATCTAAGAAATCGTGTCCACTAATTCTACACTGACTATATTTTTCACGAAACGTAACTGCTGTACCGTGAAGAACATTAAGATAAGTTTCTAGACTTGGACTAAGTGTGATCTGCACTAACCTAGTGTCGTTATTAGTTCCGTCATCACCTAAGTCTGTAATTATAACTCCACTAAAAATAAACAAATCATCAATTGGTTCTGACACAACATCAAATACGCCAGCAATTTCTATTTGTACACCAGGTCCCGGAACAGATCTGACTCCTGTTACTGTAAATATATTTTCATCTGGAATAAAATCTGCAAATCCGTCGCCACTTATTTTAATTGTACTAGTATTACTTCTATATCCAGCTCCTCTATTAATAAAATCTGGCTGGCTTACAGAACCATTGCCTATTCTAAGTTCAATAGCAACTTCAGATGTAAAATTAGGATCAACTATTGCGAATCCTGGAGGAGTTATGTATCCGCTACCCGGATCCCATATTTTAACAGATTTAAAACTTCCTGTAGTAATATTTGCTCTAACTTTTGCTTGGGCGCCTACATTAACATGGTTAACCCCGGCTAGAGTTGTATTTGATGCAATTAATAGCCATTTATTAACACCTTGAACTTTCCCTACAGTCATTGCACTATATAGTTTTTCATCTGATAATGTTCTAAGTGTCCATATTAATCCATCTTCTGTAGTAGAAAATTGATTACTTAAATTATTAGTTCTTGCAACAAACAAGCCGTTGCCGTATTTCATATCAGAATATGTAATAGCAGCATCTGCTGAAGTTCCAGCTGTCCAATTAATTCCATCAAAACTATATGCCGATGTGCCGTCAGCAGCTAGTATTAAAAATCTATTATTGCCATATGCAACTGATGCAGTTGCCCAAACTTCATCAGGCAATGCTTGATCGTGTCTGACCCAAGTTTCACCATCAGTACTTGTTGCAGTTGCTCTATCATTTGAACTTACAGCAAGATATTTACCTCTGCCGTAAGTAACATGTGACCATATACTAATAGTACTATCACCTACAGTATCATTTGGTATTGACCCTGAGGTCCAAGTTGTTCCGTTAGTACTTGATGCTACTACGTCTGTATCTTGTGCTACTAAAACAAATTTGCCTCCGCCAAATACACCGTCTGTCCAAGCTGCTCTTGTCGGAAGAGTTACTGATGACCAAACTTCGCCTGTTAAACTCGAAGCTGCACGTTTTTCGTTATTATCTGATATTGCAATAAATCTATTATTGCCACTGATTACTTTTTTATAAGTCGAAATAAACGGAAGACTAACTTCAAACCAATTTTGGCCATCATTACTCCATCTAGCATATTCGTCTTGAATTAATGAAACAAACCGATTACTATAAGCACTTCCGTTAGTAGTAAACGTTAAAATAGTACTAGAACTATCGTCACTTACACTAGCAACTGTAATATATAAATCATTACTAGGCGAAGTACCGCCTAGTAATGTACCTAATATTACAATTTTGTCACCAACGTCATATCCTGCCCCAGGATTTGTTAGAGTTACTGTATATAATGAGCCAGCTTTAACTACTCTAAATCTAGCAGATACAGGACTATCGTCAAATGTGTCCCCTGAACCTACAGTATATACAATATCAAATTCTTCGCCAAGGGCAAAGTTGTTTCCATTAGCATTGATAACAAGGTTAATAATACCTTCAGTGCCAGGAGATGTTGATAGTATTGTGGCAGTAGTGCCAGATGTTCTTCCTCGTATATTTAAAGGTACTCCGATATTAATATCAAATGATGCTTGAATATTAATTGCTGTATCCGATACTAGTTCTGCTAGTGTAATACGATAAAGATCATCATCTTTCCATAGCCTATAACTATTAGCAGTTAAATTACTATAAGTTGCCGTTGTGCCGCCGTATGCTGCGTCTACGTAATTTCTTTCTGTAAATACATTATATCCAGTAGAACTAAAGTCAGGTTGTGTAATAGTAACAAGAGGTTCAATTCTATATCTTGTTGTTTGATCCATTGCCGCAACAATAGGAGTACCAGGAATAACATGATCCCAGCCTGCTGCTAAGTCGCTGTCTCTAATTACAGTTACAACTTTTGATGCAAAAGTAAACGAATCAATACGCCCGTATTGACCAACACCTGTACCATCTGTGATAATAATTCGCATTCCTGCAATTTCTGTCTCTTCTTGGGTTGTGTCATTTATACTTAATGTAATACTTGAAGTTGAATCTAAAGTTTCTTGGGCACTACCTTGACGCCCTAGATATCCGGCGCCGCCTTTGTTACTAGAGCCGTCGGGTGATGCTAGTCTAGCTTCAAACAATGCGCCGTCTCTAAAATCTGTAAATTCAACTGTTGCATCGGCACCTGCTCCTACAATAGCCGCTGTTGCTTCAGTATATTCTTCACCTGTGTTGCTATATTCAAATATTAATACTTCATCAGTTGCACCTCCTGAAATTGCTTGTTCTACTGTTGCTTCATGATTTCTATTAAATACAAAAACTTCTTGAGGCACTTCTGTAGCGTCGACGCCGTCAGCAACTGATCCGTATCTCCCGTAAGAGTTATTTCCATTAGTTGCACGTATAACGCCGCCATCTTCAGCAAAATATCCAATTTGACAATAGTAAGTAAATACAGATACTAGCTCTGCTCTACCATTATTAGTAATCCAGGCACCAATACCATCACTTAATACCTGCGTAAAGTCATTAGCTGTCATAGACTTATTACCGCCGTCGTGTAATGCCCCATCTACTTTCATACCTATACATCCAAATCCGGTATTTGTGACTCCTTGAATATAAGGCGATCGATTAATAATCCAGGTACGATTATCTTCTGGGCCCCAGCCTGGATCAAGGCTTACAAGTGCGCCGCCAGTTGGCTTTTGATAAAGTTCGAAGACTCCTGGAGGATTGAGAGTTCCTTGCAATCCTCCTGTTGTGCAATCTCTTAAACCTGTAGTATCTCTTAAGAAGAAAAGACTATCTAACTGACTACCATTAACAGCATTAGTATATCTTCTAGCAGCAAGTATTGTACTGTAATTTCCGCTATATTTTATATCTCGACTTAATCCTCTTATAAAAGAATGAATGTCATTTTTAATTTTTATTTTATCAAAAGTGATTGCTGGGTACTGGTTAGTTAAATATGCATATATTTCTTCTTGTAAAAAATTATCATTTAATAATAGACCTTCAGCTCCATTAAGCCTTGCTTGATCTATAGATTCTGTATTTGATCCTGTTATCGCTGGGTCAACATCTCCAGAAATAACTCTAAAGTCTATATAATTTTTAAAATCTGTTACTAGTTCTGTTAAACGATCACTAGTAGCGGTATCAGCTGCTGGATAATTATTACTAACTAAAACAGGGGCGCCAAGAAGGTCTGTTATAACTTTGCCGTTTTCGTCTAAGGACGGAACTTGCTGTTCATAAGACTGATCTGTAGTATTATTAGGCTGTTTGACGATTTGGTTACCTAATAATATATCAAATGTTATAGTACCAAGATATTCTAAATAATCTATAACATAATCATAATCATTTTGATATCCTGGAAGTGCAGGCGCTGCTAGTATAGTAGTTGAACGGAGTTCATCGCCATTAACAGCACACCCTGCTGGGACAATAATAGGCCCAATTTCTTCATACTTGCCTGTACCTACTCGTATAATAGTAGGATCTAGTGCGGTAAAATTATCTTCTATATATTCAGCTGCATAACGGATAGTTCTAAAAGGGTTTTCGTAAGTTCCTCTGCTAGTGGCATCGATGCCACTAAGCGATACATAGACAGTGTCACTTTCTTCAATTCTATCATTCCAAAAAACAGCTAAGTTGTCTGACACTGTTAGTAGCTGATCTTGAGCTCCGATTGATAATTTTGCATCACCAAATGTACTTTCGTCAAATATAGTACTACCATCGTCGTCAATTTCTCTAGACAATCCATAAGTTAGAAGATCGCCTTTTTCTTGTAAAGCAGCTGGGCTACCTGATTGAACTAATATATCCCAGTAATCGTACACATTGCCGTTATCACCTGGATAATTTAATATACTCGATGTATGTTCAAAATTACAAGTATACGACGATCCTTTAAAATAAGCAACATCGTTTAAAGCATAAACATTTCCAATAGCCCAAGTACTTTTAAAACTCTTTCCTGGAATAAATAATTCCCAGATACTAGTATCAATATAATCTAAAGTACTACCGTCTGTTTCGTCTCCTGCTATATCTCTTAATGCTGTATATAAATTACCGCCTCGAGAAACAATATCACCAGTTTTGTATATTGTAGCTGCACTACTAACAGAAGTAAGAGCAACTTTTACCGTACCTATTGTAGCATCAACATTAGCATTATCTATTTCTTGTGCTGGAACTTTATTAATTGTAATTGTTGTAGAATCTAATATAGTTGTAATTTTTGTATTAGGTTGAAAAAATCCGCCGGCACCATTGACTTCAAGATTCATTCCTACTACTAGTTCAGTTGTAGATGGCACAGTGACAGTTGTCGGAGACCAAGTTCCTACAAAATTAGTACCCCTAGAAACAATAATCCAATCAGGACTCGGAACGCCTTCGCCATTATAAGGTGATGAACCATAATTATTATTAATAGCGTAGTACACAAATCCTCTATGACGTACAACATCACCTATATTATAGTAAGAAGAACTACTCCAGTTTCCGTCGTATTGAGTTCCAAATACTTCTACTATAAATTTAGTATCATCTAATGCAGTAAGATTTGACGTATGTGTAGTTGTGCAGCGAAATACAGTACCGCCGTATTTTACTAGATCGTTTTTTCTGTATTCAGTATTAGATGCCCAATCATTGCGAATTTCTATCCCGTCATGATAAATTTCCCAATCAGCAATATTTGCTTCTAATGTTGCACCTGCAGAGTTTGCTGTTATACATTTGTATACTATACCGTTGTATTTTGCAAGTGCCCCGGGTCCGTATGTGGTGCCAGTAAGCCAATCAGTTACAAATCCAATATGTTGTGTGAACACGGCCCAATTAGCACTATTAGTTGCAAAGTTAGTTGCAGCATGTGGCACTGTACACACCCATAAAGAACCGTCATAATTAACAATATCACCTAAGTTATAATCAGTACCGTTTACCCAATCACCAATAAAGGTATTTCCTTCAGTCATTGTTTTCCACTTTGGCAAAGGTTGTGGAGGACTTGATCCAGGAAGTGTTGCTGTTAAATCTGTTCTAAACGCTGCGCTAGAAGTATGGGTTATAAGACACACATAACTGTTTCCATTAACTCGCACTATGTCATCTCTTCTATAGGCGGTCCCAGTTGCCCAGGTGCCTTTCCATGTATATCTAAATCGTTCTAACTTAAACTCTGCCATTTATATTCTCCTTAATATCCTGGACTTGAAATATTCTCAGGATATTCGTAATCTTGTGAAATACTTATGATATATTGTCCGTCTACCGGATCAACATAATATGTTAACAGTCTGCTATCCCATTTAAGTTGGGGATAACGTAAATTTTGATAAATGACATTATGCTCAATATCAACACCTTCTAAAAAATCAATGCCTTCTTCATAGTCAAGAAAGTTATTTGCTCCAATTCCAACATCGTTAATAACAGCAGTTTCGTCACCTGCTAATTGATCTATTCTAATTAAAAATAATTCACCGTCGTCGTTTCTACGTAATCCATAAAAATATCTTTTAATAAATCCGTTAACTACAGCTTCTGGACTTGTTCCAATAAAATAACTCATTATGTAATCTCCACGTAACTAACAATAACGTCAACTGAATCATTTAAGCTCGATCTAACTAATAATCTATTATTAGGAGCTAATACTAATTTCTCGCCAGTTGACACCGCTCTTAAACTTGTGCCCGCAGGTAAAAGAGAATCTTTTAAATAATATCCCGAAACACTTGTGTCATCTTCTACTAATACATCTACATAAACAAATTTATTAGATAAGTTTGTAAAACTTAATCCTAATATTGTTACGCGAGCTGATGGTAGTGTTTCATAGATTAACACGGGAACCGTTCCGCAATTTTTAATTACTGTGTTTTTTAATACTGTTGCCATTTTTTCTTATCCAAATATTAATACTTTTTCAATTGCAATATCTTCTGCATCAGCAAAACTAATACCACCACTTGATCCTGCAACTGATACCCAATTAGTACCATCAAATAATTCGACCCTTTCATCTACAGTATGATATCTAATCATACCTGCACTTGATACAGGAGGTCTGTTAGTGTCGTCACCAATTGGTAACACGATTCCAGCTGTACCTCCGATTTCTACATATCCAGTTCCAGTACTTTGAAGTAATGTATTACTGCCAGAAACTGTATTTAAAATTACATTGTCTTTGATTGCAATGTTATCTAAAACTACTCTGCCAGTTCCATTAGCACTTAGTACTAAGTCTGTGTCTGCTGTAATAGTACTTATCACATTTCCGTCAAGCTGTATATTATCTACTAATACCTTAGGTGCCGATAGTCGCTGCGAAGTAATATCAACAACAGTAGCATCTTCTATAATAAACCTAATAGTATTATCATTAGCACCTTCAGTTAATTCAGCTGTTACTCGTGTATTACCGTCTTGATCTTGAACTCCTTTTAGATTAATCCATCCAGTGTTGTTGTATCCTTCAAATCTTTCTAATTCAGTATTATATCTAATTTGTCCAGCTGCAGGAGTTGGACGTTCGCTTGTATTGCCTTTAGGAAGAACTAATGATCCAGTGCCAATAATATTTACTGTACCACTGCCTGGTTGCAAAATTAAATTGCTAGTAGATGTAATAGTACTATCATTAATTGAAATATCATCAATAATAATACTACCGGTTCCTGCAGAACGTAGTTCTAGATTACTATTTGATATAGTTGTTGTAATAAAATTATCATCGATTAAAATATCACCGGTTGTAAAATTGTTAGCTTGTATAGTACCAATACTATCAATATTACCAACATTTAATGTACCATTAACGGTTAAATTATTAGATATAATAACATTATTATTAGGAATTAATATATTTCCTGTGCCATTTGCACGTAGTTCTAAATTTGTATTACTTGTAGTTGTTGTAATAAAATTATCATCAACTAATATTTCTTCAAATTGGAATGCTCCACTTACATCTAAATTACCAAGTACATTTAAGTTACCAGTAATAGTAGTGTTACCTGTTTGGTTATAATTGCCTACATGAGTAACAGTTCCAGTAATATTTGTATTTGCAAGTACTGTGTTACCGTTAACTGTTAGCGCCTGTGTTATATCAACATTGTTACTAGGAATAATTATTTTTCCAGATCCGTTTGCTCGCAAATCTAAATTAGTGTCTACTGATATTGTTTCAATAACGTTGTTATCAATAAGTATAGTATTATTCGTAAAGCTATCAGCTGTTATTACTCCTGTGCTAGTAATATCAACAGTAGTTGTTATTCCATTAATAGTAAGATCGTTATTTATTACAACATTATTATTAGGAATTAATATATTTCCTGTGCCATTTGCACGTAGTTCTAAATTTGTATTACTTGTAGTTGTTGTAATAAAATTATCATCAACTAATATTTCTTCAAATTGTGCCGATGCGTTAACTAGTAAATCTTGCAATACACTTATATCACCAATTACAGTAGTATTGCCTGTTTGATTTAATGAGCCATTAATTGTTATAGTTCCAGTAATATTTGTATTTGCAAGAATAGACGTGCCATCAACAGTTAAATTATTGTTAATTTGTACATTATTGTTAGGAATTAATATCTCACCTGTGCCACTCGCTCGCAATTCTAAATCAGCATTTGAGTCAATAGTTTCGATATAGTTGTCTCTAATTACAATTCCGTCAATATTTGCTTGATTAGTCCAAATGTTATTCCATCGTTTACTAGGAACACCTAAACTATAAGTACTATTTAAATTTGGAACAAGGTCGCTATCAATTCCTGCTATAATCTGAATCGTGTCACTTACTTCGTTACCAATTGTAATATTTCCACCAATAGTAACATTGCCGGTTACATCTAAGTCTCCTGTAATATTTACATTGTTCAATAAATCAATCTGATCATTTGCTGAACTAAAGTTAATATTTCCACTTAAACTTTCAATAGTGTTTCCACTAATACGCAAATTACCAGTATCAATTTTTTCGCCGTTTATAACTGTATTATTGCCGCCTGTTGTAAGTGTTACTCCGTTTGTTATGTCAATGTTTAAATTACTTGCAGTAAAACTTACACTGCCATCTTCTTGATTAACATAAAACAATTCGCCAACTCTAAAGTCACCTTTGTGATCAACTGTGTTGTATCGAACTTGTGCTCCATTTAATTCAACTACTTCGTTAGCTTGTATAACAGTTGTTGGATCGTTGGTTATTTCTTTTCCGTTTCCAACATACGCTAAGTTATGTCCAATAGCATAGATAATAACTCCTGCGCCATCTCCGACTAATCCGTAGTTACCATAAACACTAGCACTACCAATCATTCGTATTTCTGCGCCAAAATCTTTTAGATCATAGTTTAATATTGTTGTTGCTGTGCCTGTGCCGCTAAATGTAATAGTTGCCGGAGTAGTATCAAACCCGATTAAATTTTCATTTTTTCCATCTATAACAAGAATATCACCATTTATAACACTTTCAATATTTAATGGCCCAACTACTGTTGAACTATCACTTGATGTAAATGTTACTGTCTGGCCAGCAGCCGGTGCTGTGCCTAATAATCCTCCAAGACGTATGCGAGTCTTACCTGCACCATACTTACCATCATTGCTATCATATGCATGAAAACTTCTATTAGCAAAGTAAGTAAATGAATTTAGCCATTCAATGCGCACACCGTTTGTTGCTACAATCCCGTCTACTCCGGGAACAATAAATGTTGCACTATGGAACAGCATACTTGCTTCTTTACTAGCAGCAGTTGCATAGGCGCCATCTATGTATGCACCTTTACCTGCATCGCCTGCATTAAACCCTCTTGGGTCTTCAACAGTAGTTGTACTACCTGAAGTAATTACAGTAACATTTCTTATGTAAGGACTACGTGTTGTTACTTCAAAATCTGTTGCAAAGCGAAATGCATAACCGTTATCAGGAAATGTTCTATTGCCGCCATTACAGCTAAATGTAAGATTTGATATGAATACATTGTTGCCTACTGTTGACAATCCACCTGTATGATATATTTCTATTACTCCGGTAGTTTCGTTGTAGCCTGCTCCTGTAATTGGATACTCTATATCGTCGATTGATATAGTTCCGCCACTAACATAACTGTGAGGCTGTGCTGTTATACCTACGTTAACCGTAGTATTACTTGTGCCTCCAGGTTTATTAAAAAAGTATGCTCTGCCAGTCCTGTTGGCATCGCCAAAAGCACCTGATATTATATAATCTCCTGATATTGCCACTGACCCGCCGAAGTAATCGTTCGTATCGACGTTACTGGATATTATTTTTTCTTGTAGAGTCCAAGTACTGCCGTTTGTAGTAAACACATAAGCACTGCCTGCTCTGCTACCAGCACCGTACTCATCTTCAAGAGCACCGATAACAACAGTGTCACCACTTATTGCCACTGAAGTGCCGAATTGGTCCTCAGCATGAGCGTCACTGGCTGTGAGTTTTTGCTGTTGAGTCCAAGTGCTGCCACTTCTAGTAAACACATAAGCACTACCTGACTCAGTATTGTCTCCCCTTGCACCAATAACAACAGTGTCACTACTTATTGCCACTGAAGTGCCGAAGAAATCGCTAAACGTGCCGTCACTGGCTGTGAGTTTTTGTTGTTCAGTCCAGGTGCTGCCACTTCTAGTAAACACATAAGCACTACCTGAGTCATTGGCTGGGGCATTGTCTAGATACGCACCAATAACAACAGTGTCACCACTTATTGCCGTCGAGACGCCGAATAAATCGAGATTAGCAGCGTCACTGGCTGTGAGTTTTTGTTGTTCAGTCCAGGTGCTGCCACTTCTAGTAAACACATAAGCACTACCTGAGCTACTGCCAACGTTATCATCACCTTGAGCACCAATTACAACCGTATCGCCGTCTATAGAGACGCTATAGCCAAAATTATCATATTCAGAACCATCACTAGCTGTGAGCTTTTGCTGTTCAGTCCAGGTGCTGCCACTTCTAGTAAACACATAAGCACTACCTGCTTCGCCACCAACAGGATATTCAGGAGCGCCTACTATAGCAGTGTCACCACTTATTGCTACTGAAGTGCCGAAGTAATTGAGAGTAGCAGCGTCACTGGCTGTGAGCTTTTGCTGTTCAGTCCAAGTTCCACCAGTACGTGTAAAAATATTTGCACTACCGGAGTTACTACCATCGTCACCATCTCTACGAGCGCCTACTATAGCAGTGTCACCACTTATTGCTACTGACCCGCCAAATTCGTCCAAGAAGGATGTAGTGCTGGACACAACATTTTGCTGTTCATTCCAAATAGGACTAGCACCTGCCGCAGTAACTTCATAAAAATTACCGCCACTTTGAAATCCAGTAATCATCAAGTCTTCAACTGTTGTTTCACCGTTAAGTAAAAATGCATCGTTGTAACGTGTTGCTGTTGTAGGACGAACAGTTACACTACGTAAACTTGAACCTTTAACTGTAACACCTACCGGAATTGTTAATGGAAATGCTTCTGTGTACTCCCCCGGATTAATAAAAACAGTATCGCCTGCTGTTGCCGCACTTAATGCCTGTGTTATTGTAGCATACGGGTCTTGTATGTGATTACCGGTGTTAGAATCGTTGCCGTTTTCAGCAACATAATAGCTATTACCATTGCGAAATGTTAGATCAATGCCGTCAACTTCTAATGCTGTAGAGTTGATACTAGTTGCTACTAGATTGTTAACCCAAATATCATTCCATTCTTTACCGCCAGTATCAGGATTAGATCCCAGTGTATATGTATTATTAGTATCTGGAATAATATTACTTGCAACTTCAGCATTAAATATAACATTATCAGTGTCTGCATCGCCAAGGGTGATATTTCCGTCTGCTGTAATATTGCCAGTGGCATGGATATCACCTTGAACATCCATATTACTATAAACTTCAACTACACCAGTTCCGTTTGGTCTAAATTCTAAATTAGCATTTGAATCGTTTGTACTAATGACATTGCCTTCAATATCAATACTGTCGATTCTTGCTTTATTTTGGTATACAACATTATCGAATGTACCTAGATTTAAATAGGGCTGTGTTGAACTAATAGTATTACCTACAATAGTAACATTGCCGAGATCAGCCTGCGTGTCCACTAGTAAATTTGTTGTTTTTGTTGTACCGGAAACTTCTAATTCGTGTGTAGGGGTTGTTGTTTTGATACCGATGCGCTGAGAAGTTACATCTAGATATAATAAGTCTGTCTCAAAAGCTAAATCAATTCCATTACGAATAAGATTCGACTTTAAGAGCGGACCGGATATGCGACCAACAGCCATATTCTCTCCTTAACACGGGGATCCTGTCCCACCAACTACCTTACATTGCGAGTTGACCACAGTTTGATTGTACAAAACATTAGTCGCGTTCTGTACATTAGTATTTATCGTTTATTAAGAAAAGGAATGGGTTAACCGTAAATTAACGATTGTTGTATACTAAGATCTTCCATAACGTTTGATGAAATACTTTCAGATAGCCCAGCACTTGGTATCCACTTTGTTCCGTCATATGTTTCTAATACATCAGTATCGCTATTATGCCTAGTTAGACCAATTTGAGGTGCTGAAGGTCGTTCGGCTGTTGTGCCAGATGGAAATCTAACAGCATAATTACTATCAAACACTACAAGATGGGTACCAGTTCCGTTAAATTTAAAATTCTCATTTGTGCCGTTTGTATTAGTAATTATATTTCCATTAAATTTAAAATCATCAATAAGTGTATTTCTAGTGCTTGAGACTTCTAAATCTGCATTACTGACATTAGTTAAAATAGTATTTGAATTTATTAATATATCGTCAACTTGTAAGCTAGATAATTCAATTCCGTTAGAGTTAACTACTCCTACCTGTGCATTGTTAATTTGAAATGCTATAGTATTGTTTGTTGGATGTGCTGTTAGACTTGTACGTCTATCATTAGAATATACTCCGCCAAATGATATAACATCATTACTTGTTGCTTCAAAAACATTATCAAAGGTATTAAATCGTATATCGCCGAGGTTAAGCGATCTTTCTGGTATTGTCCCAGTTGGGATTTTTAATGCTAGAGTACCTAATATAGTTAAGTTATTAGTAACATTAAAAGTTATATCGTCTGATACTGTTTGTAGTACATTATCTTTAATGTGTATATCTTGTAAACCTACATACCCTGTACCACTTGCTCGTAGTTCTAAATTACTATTACTGTTTGTAGTACGTATAATATTATCAAAAATTTCTATGTCACTTGAACTGTTTAAATTTTCTATAGCAAAGGTATTATCAATATTAATAGTTGGTGCATTTAAAGTACCAACAGTTAAATCATTAGATATCCCAGTGTTACTATTAGTAATTAATATATTTCCTGCGTTGTTAGCACGTAATTCTAAATCAGTATTACTTGTAGTTGTAGTAATAACGTTACCGTCAATATTAATTTCTTCAAACTGTGTTTGGCTATTTACATCTAAGTCACTAGTAATTGTAAGATCAATAGTACTATAATTTCCTGTTTGGGGTCTATTACCAACGTGTGTTACTATACCTGTAATATTAATGTCTTGTAGATCTGTGTTGTTACTAACTGTTAAGTTGTTACTTATTTGTACATCATTACTAGGAATAATAATTTTTCCACTAGCACGTAATTCTAAATCAGCATTTGAAATATCTGTAGTGATTACATTTGCATTAATGTTAATAGTATTATTATCAAATGTAGATGCTTCGACTTGCTGAGCAACATTTATATCTGATGTAAGTGAAGATCCTTGAATATTAAAATCATTATTTATAATAACATCTTGATTAGGTATTAGAACAATTCCAGTACTATTAGCACGTAATTCTAAATCAGTATTACTTGTAGTTGTAGTAATAACGTTACCGTCAATGTTAATTTCTTCAAACTGTACTTGTGATCCAACTGTTAAATTTTGGACTGTTAAATTAGTAGTACTATAATTTCCTGTTTGATTTCTATTACCAACGTGTGTTAATATACCTGTAATATTAATGTCTTGTAGATCTGTGTTATTACTAACTGTTAAATTATTGCCTGCACGAGTATTATTATTAGGAATTAATATCTCATTTGTGCCGCTTGCTTGCAATTCTAAATCAGCATTTGATACTGTAGTAGTAAGATAATTTTCTGTAAATTTAATATCAGCTAAATTTGCACGGTTAGTGTTAGTAAATAACCATTCTTTAGCAGCAGATCCTAAATTAAAAGTACTATCTTGATTTGGATTAATATTTTGATCAAAGTTAACATTAAAGTCAACTATATCAGTAGATTGATTTCCTAGTAAATTAAGATCACCACTGAAACTTAAATCACCACTGATGTCTAAATCTTTATGTATATTAGTACTGTTTAAGTTTATTAGTCCACTTGCTGATATAATATTAATATCGCCCAATGTAGATAAAATAGTATTATTAGCAAGCCGTAAACTTCCAGTTTCAATTTTTTCACCGTCAATTAATGTAATTTTGCCGTTAACGTCTTTAACAGTTAATCCATTTAATGCATCAACTTGTGCTTCAGTAATAACTAAACTTGTTTCACCTGTTTCTTGGTTAACAAAAAATTGTTCGCCAACTCTAAAATTACCATTATGGTCTGTTGTTTGATAATAAACTTTTCCGTTATTTAATTCTGTAATTTCTTGGCTTTGTATTACTCTACTAGTATCGTTATCTAAAAATTTACCTGTACCTATATAAGCTAAATTATGTTGAATTAAGTACATTAAACAATCAACGCCGTCGGCTACTGCGCCGTAATTGCCATAAACATTTGCTGAGCCAATTGAGCGTATCTCTGCACCAAATTGTGTTGTTGACCCGTCTGAGCTTAAATGACCTGTCGATCCTCTTACTGCATACATTCCTCTATTAGCAAAGTATGTAAAACTATTAAGCCATTCTACTCTAACACCGTTAGTCGTCGTAAGTGCATCTACTCCGGGAGTAATAAACGTTACGCTATGGAATAACATACTTGCTTCGTTACTTGCACTGTTTACGCTTGCGCCATCAACTAACGCACCTTTACCTGCATCACCACTAGCAAATCCTCTTGGATCACTAACACTTGTGGTTGTACCTTGTGTAATAACTGTTACGTTTTGTATATATGGACTTCTAGTACTTACAACAGTATTTGGTGCAAATCTAAATGCGTACCCGGTGTTTGTTCCACTGTTGTAATAAAAGTTTTTAATTGTTAAGTTTTGTACAGTTGATTCGCCATTAAGTAAAAACACATCATTACTTTGTGTACTAGTATCTGGAGTAATGATTGTATTACGTGTATCATCGCCCATTACTGTAACATTACTAGGCACTGTTAACGGCAATTCTTCTTGATATTCTCCTGCGGATATGCGAATAGTTACAGGCCCAGAAGTACTTCCATCTGATGCATCTAACGCCTTTTTTACTGTTTGAAACGGAGAAAATACTGAGTCGCCACTATTATTATCATTGCCGTTAACACTAACGTAGAATGTATTTCCTAATTTTAAATTATAATCAAGATTGTCAACAATAATCGAAGTTGCACTAACTGATGTTCCGTTAACTAAGTTGGTATATATTGCATTCCATTTAGTGTTTATAGATCCTAAATTATAAGTTCCGGAATCATTGGGTATAATGTCACTGTTTATATCAGTGTTAAAAATAACAGTGTCTTGATTTATGTCATCACCAAAAGTAATTGTGCCGTCAAAGGTAATATTTTGATTACTGTGTAAGTTGCCATATATTTCTAAATCTGAAAATATGTCAATTTTACCAGTTCCGTTAGGACGCAAATCAATATTTGAATTACTATCAAAACTAGATATAATATTATCGTTTATATTAATATTGTCAGTACTAAGACCTGATAAATTAATTAGCTGCGATGCCGATAAATTAATATCACCGTTTAATGTGGTTATGTTATTTTGACTAACTGTAAGATTTGCAATATACGAAGTGTTAGTTGATATTAAATTAGTAGCATGTATTGTAGAATTTACGTCAAGTTCGTATCCAGCGGATCCTTTATTAACTCCTATTTTTCCGTTATTAACGTCTAAATATAATAACTGTGTTGATCCAGACGTGTTTCTAAAGGCAAGATCAATACCGTTACGTTCTAAATTTGCTGTTAATAATGGTCCGGAAATTCTACCGACTTGTGACATGTTAACTCCTATACTATGTATTTATAGGTTTACTTGTCGAAGTTGTGAATGACTGTTACAGGCTTTGCTAAGTCAGGCGCACTAGTAAAACTTATATAATATCCTGTAGGCCTTGCTAACCCAGTAGCATCAACTGTTCCTGCACCGGTTGCTGTAAACACAGTTCCAGGATTATTATCTGCTGCACCATGCTCTGCTACAAAATCTGTAGATCCTGTTGCGGTAATGATATATTGTGTACTAGTAACAAAGCTACCAGATGCAACTTCTTGCCCAGTCGTTGTCGAAACAGGATTTTGTACTAATGTGTAGTTTGTTACAGAAAGTTGAAATACATTTTCTACAAGAACTAACACATTTTGTGCCGCTGCTGGTGCTTTGTAATTGTCATTTGCATCTTGGCTGTCCAAAGGTCCAAACAATATAATTGTTGCATCACCGTTACCTAAGTTTTGTTGTACAATACTAGTAGGTTCAAGGAAGCGTAGCCGACGCCAGGCTGAATCTTGATAAAGTTCAAAGCTTTCAAGGTCTGTATTATATCTAGCATGGCCATTAACTGGAGTAGTAGGTCTCTGTGCCTCAGTGCCCTTAGGTACTAACATTACGTTAGTTGATTCAAGAACTACCTGATCGTTAATATCGTACTTAACACCGCGACCTGCAATACTACGTAGATTAGTTGTTTGGGCTTTGATTAATCTCATTATACTTCCAAATAACTTATTGTTGTTGCTAAGTCTGTTAATGCAGCGCCGATATCAGGACTAGCAACAAATGATATTTTATCACCTGTTTCTAATACAATTCTTTCGCTATCAAATGTAAATGTTTCACCAGCAGGTAATATTAAATTATTAATAACTCGTGTAATCTTGTTATTCAATGCGCTGCCGTTAGCAACAAAATGTAAATCAAATGTTGCATCTGCGGCTCCTGTATTACACACTAATATATTTGTAATAGCATAACTTTTAGTTGCCGGTACAGTGATTACGTCTAATTGATTTGTAGTTAATTGTGCGTTTACTATTGCCATTTCATTTCCTTAAAAAAGCATGCTAAACAGCAATGCTCTATTTTTACTTATTATTTCTCCAGCAGTACTATCTTTATTTACAAAGTATAATCCTGTCCTACCGGTACTTTCGTCTGTTGAATATAACTTTATTCCGCTATCAGGTGAAATTGTACCTGGATCAATTGTGTCATCGTCATACAACAACGAAGTTATTTCAAACGCATCCTTTACTTTAACCGATCCAGACCCAGGTGCTGATAATAGTAATGATTCGTCACTGATAGTTGTTGAAATTTCATTACCTTGTATTTTAATATCTCCAAGTTCTATTCTGTTTGAATAAAAATTAGTAGTTACTATCCCGTCTATAGATATAATTACAGTACTTTCAGATGCACTAGTGTCAAAATCAATAGCATTTACAGAAGTATTAGCGTCAGCAATGCCTGGTTGTAAATTAGATGCAAGTGCAAATGTAACATAATCAACTAATCCTTTAACATTTGGTATATAGTCGTTATTTAAAACTACTCCACTACCTGCGTCAGTAATTACTCCACCAGAGTAATTAAATACGTTTTCTTCGTAATCAACTGTACCTGCTACATTAATAGCACTGTTAGGCGTTGTTACATATAACGGCCCTTCAGCATTAATACTGTTTACATTAAGCGGAAGAAATGCACCGTTGATATCTTCAAATCTAAATGACCCTGTGCCACTTAGGCCGCCGGCAACATATGGACTTTGTTCATCAAACACTAATCTTGCAGTAGGCAAGCTACCTCTATCAATTTCAATACCTGCTTTGTAGTCAAAGCTAGCTCGGATACCTGCACCAGCTTCTCCATTATTAAGTGTCAGTATGTTATCAGCAATAGTAGTAACAGAAGATTCTACAGTTGTTTGTGTACCTTTGACTTCTAAGTCGCCAGTAACAACAACAGTGCCTCTAGGACTTGCTGCACCACTAGTGGTATCTAAGTAGATTGTGCCTGAGGCACCGTTATCTACTACAATTCTATAGTCGCCGTCTGTTACTCTTAATACTTTTGACATTCTTTTATCCTAGTT